CTACAAATTTCTCTAATCCTATCTTACTATTTTTTATGGTTTTAGTCAACTCTAATTTTTCTTCGAATGACCTAATAATTTCAGAAGAGATTTCGTTAATTTTATGTTTGGTTGTTGCATCAGCATAATCTTCCATTTCTTCTAGCATAAAATTATTTTCATAATTTTTATGTTTGATATAAGACTGCTTCTTTTCTTTTTGAATGCGACGGATAAAAGCATTCCATGCAATTTGCGTAAAGTAAGCAAACGGATTGTTTGACTTCTCAGGATCAAAATTATCAATAGAGTATATGCAATTTTCAATACCATCAGCAACCATATCATCTCTATAAGAGTAGTTCATAAAGTTAGGCTTGGTTGACAATTTATTACAAATCATCATAAAGCATTCACCAATATAATTTGGGATTCGCGGTTTCTGTTTACCAGCAGCTTCGGCTTCCTTGACTGCTTGTTTATACTTGATCATTTCTTCATACAACGTTTTGTTGTTTACATAATGTACTTTTTTTGCGCGAACCATATTATACCTTTAAATTTACAGGATATACCTTGAATGAGAATTTTTCTTCATTGTAGATTTTTGTTCTTTCAATGAAATGATTGAGTGTATGATTACGCCACGCTTTGATACTGAAGTCGTCAGCAATGTCGTAAAGAGTAGATTCGGTTTTAGTTTCAGACTTACGCAGACCACGACCAATGGACTGCAAATTTCTTATCCTCGATTTTGAAGGACTAGAAAATATAATGTTGTGCAGATTGCGTATGTTAACACCAGTGGAAAAAGTTCCGTAGCTAGCGACGATAATTGCGTCTTTTTCTCCCTCAACAATTTTACGAATTTGCTCACGTTCATCTCCATCAACTGAACCAGAAACATAAAATACTTTTCGATCCGTCGAGTTACGAATCATATCATATAATACTTTTCCGTGTTTGTCAACAAATTGGAAAAGCAATAACGTGTTACCCTCGAGCGAGAGCGCGAGGTTTTTAATAAAATTGTTACGCTGCGGGCAACGAACAATCCAATCAATTTCAGCTTGATAATCATAGCTCTTGATTAACTTACGAACATCATCTGGGTATTTCAATAATAAACATTTGATCTTAAATTCAGCAAGATGTTTTTGTTCAATAAGTTCTGAAGTAGTAATGACACGTTTAGCCGCGCCAAACAACCCTTCGAGCACCAGCTTGTTGGTTTGGGTGCCATCTAATGTACCAGTAAATCCGAAACGATATTTGCAATCTTTCAACTTACCCATAATAGAAGTCAAAGATTTTGCTTTAAATAGGTGCGCTTCGTCGCCTATGACCACATCAAACCGTTCGAAATACTCTTTAGGAAGTTTGTATATCGACTGCCAGGTTGTGATGGTAATTGGTTTATCTGATGATTTATCTTGCCCTGAATAGACTCTATGCACATAGCGGTCAGATTGAAAACCATAGTCGGCAAAATCAGAAGCAAGCTGACTAACAAGAGAAGTAGTTGGAACAATAATAAGAGTGCGTGCATCGTAATACCTCGTTAGCAAATAAATGATAAGCGATTTACCTGATGCTGTCGGCGAAAGCAACAGCGTTCTGCGATTACGAACTGCATGAACGAATGCCTTAACTTGATAATCGCGAGGCTCCAAAGTCAAACCAATAGTATCTATAAACTGCTTGGCTTCAACAACTGAAAACTCTTCATGTGAAAAATCGCTGAGGTAATCTATCTCGTACTGACGTTCGCGACAGAATCTCTCAACGTATGGCAACAAACCATAATACAGAGTTTGAGACATCGGGTTATATAATCTAACCTTACCATCCCAAACTTTATTTCGATAAGCGGGCATAAACTTTGCGCCTGGAACATCGAAGGTGAAAAACTCACTCATCTCATAAGCTGTTCCTGGCTCACAATATACTTTTATGTACACATCATCGTATTTTTCTACACGAACAGTTTCCAATTAGCCTCCCATCATAAACCTCGCCCAATCAACTGCAGTTTTAATACTATATCCACGGTTGCCTAGACTTTTAATAATTGACTCTAACAAATCTATCTTTTCTTGCTGGTAGCCGATCTTCAATGATAAATTGATCAGATCAGGATCAGCCTCCATATACATAGGGATATCTGCTTTGAGGATCAAACCCTTTGCGGGAAGTTCCCATCCCTTCGCTCTAGTATCTTCGTTTGGACCTTGAGTGTAAAATTCGTACTTCTCAAGTTTCAACTTTTTATAATCAGCTTCCAACTTACGCAGCAGTAGCTTCTCACTCGAAAACACCTGATAGTATTTATGATGGAGTTTGGGAATCTTCAGCGACTCTTCGCCCAGCTCTGTTTTATCGATCTGGCTATCTTTTTTCCACTCTTCAAAAATTTCTTCAAGTTTCATCACGATCTCCACAATAAGAGATTAGTATACTCTATTTTGTAGAAAAAGTAAAGTTATAATTTTGTAATTGTATAATACGCGTATTTAAAAGTTGTAGTAGCTGTGATATAATCAACATCATTATCTGTAGTTTCGAAATCTAAACTTGAAATAGAAATAGGAAACGCTTCATAAAAAGTTATATCGTAATTCGGCTGCTTCAAACCATTTGAAATTATTATAGTAATATCGGATTTTACCCATTCACCAGTAGCTTTTTCGCGGGATGAAAGAGCTTTATACTGTTCGTTTGATTCTGGAAATCCAAGAGCTCTAATCCAATTATGAATTTCCAAATAATTTTGCAAATCTTCGTCAACTTTAAATGATACTTGCAAACTTTCGAAAGATATCTGACCTGCTGCGAAAGGAATAGGCAGTAACGGAGAATTTTGATTTACTGAATCTAATGAAATAGAAGGCAAATTAATTTTTTGCACAAAGAAATTTAAATTGGGTGATCTTTTCAGCACAAACGTAAAATTGAGTGGGCTGAGAAAATTTTTATTTGTAGGTGTTTTGTCTATTGCGCTCATTAAAGTTTCCCGATCTATACGATTACTAGTATTTAGTAGTGGCGCACATATGTGATTATACTGAAATTTGCAAAAAAGTCAAACAAAAAAGGGGAGCCGAAGCTCCCCAATCTTGTCGGTTAAACCCGATCTTTTTATAAGATCACATAAGGTTAGTGACGATAACGCGACGATAGTACTTGTTAGTGCTAGTTGCGAGACGTCCTGAACCCTTGTTAAGACCCTCAGCGAATGGGTTTGCAACCATTCCGTAACGAGTCTTAAAGCCGATCTTTGGCTGGAAAGAGCCTGGATCAACTGCACGAACCATCTGAAGTGGTACGTATGGGCAGTAGAAGAGACCAGCGTCGAATGCAGACGAACCCTTATAACCAACGGTGAGATAGTTACCACCAGTTGCATATGGGTCGATGTAAACGCGAAGGCGACCATTGAGAACACCAGCGAAAGTGTTACCAGTGTCGTCTACCTGAAGGTTGTTGCTGTTAAGAGCAGGAGTGTAGTCAAGAACACCAGCCATCTGAAGAGCAGACGCAACGTCTGACGAGCAGATAACAAGGTTGCCCTTACCGCGACGAGTTTCACGAGCGATACGGTTTGACTCTCTTTCGAGCTGGAACATCAGACCCTTGAACTTCTCAACTGACCAACGACCGTTTGAGTCAGTGTCGAGGTCGAACACACCAGCAGTAGTGGTGTTGTCGGCAGCGCCCTGCTCAGCAGTGATGTTGATTTCGCGAACAACTTCACGGTTGATTTCCGCAAGGATTTCAGCTGAAAGAATGTTAGCAAGCTCAGTCTCAGCGTCAAGACCATGAATTGCCTTGAGATCCTGTGCGAGTTCCATAGTGTACTCAGCCTTGAGTGCACGGGACTTAGCAGTTACAGTTACCTTCTCAATCGAGAAAGCCATCTGGTTGAAGTCGTCAGAACCAGTTCCGAGAGCGCCGAGTCCTTCTGCAGTAGCAGTGGACATACCGAAACCAGTGTTATAGGATCCAGTGTTGGCGAGTGGAGTAGTGGTTGTCTGACCTGGGATACCGCTACCAGCAGTATAAGCCTGACCGAAGGTTGAGTTACCAGCAACAACAGTCGAGAACGCAGTGTTAACTTCGTTGTAGAATGTTTCGTTAGCCTGGTTACCAGCATAAGAGGTATTGGAAGTTCCGTTACCCTGGTTGTTATACTTCGAACGCATTGCGAAGATAAGACCAGTTGGACCAGTCATTGGCTGAACGCCGCAGATGTCATAAGCAATGAGGTTAGGCATTGCACGACGTACGAGCGAGATCAGAACTGGATCGAAAGTATCGATACCACCTGAACCAGCGGATGAGCTCGAACCACCCATGTTGTTAACTGGAAGGTTGGAAGCGTAATCGGTCTCAGTTAGAGTCTGATAAGAACCATGGGCGCCAGCCTCGCGGAGTGCGCGCTCAGTGTTCTCAAGAACAACTGCAGTTACGGAACGGCGGTGAGCGTCCTTGATGCCACCGAGAGCTTCGTGGTCAAGAACTGGCGACCACTTCTTTTGGATTTCCTCAGCTAGATACATTTTTGTCTCCTTTTGAAAGCTAGGATATGAATTTATTTATATTAATTACTTCTTGACGGATCTTGCGATCGCCTGAACGTAACGGTTGACTACAGGATCAACTGCTACGGTGTTTGGCGCAGCTTCACCCTCAAAGGTTTCTTCTTCAATAGTTGAAGTAACTACTGGTGCCTTCTTCTCGGCAAAATAGTTTTCCTTAACGATTGAAAGTTTCTTAGAATAAACTTCTAAATCGCCGTCAAAATCAATGCCCTCAGCGAGAGCCTTGAACTTTTCCTGCTGTGAAAGAGTAAGATCCTCGAGCATCGAGCCGAAAATTTCTTTCTTTTCTGCCTCAACAAGAGCCTCATTCATAGCAACATTCTCTTCGATAGCTTCGTCGAGCTTCTTTTCTAGCTCTTCGACTTTCTCTGCGAGACCTTCAATGATGTCCATCTTTTCTTGTGGTACATCAATATAATGTTCGGCGAATAGATTCTTAAGACCCTCAATGAACTCTTCAGCAAGCTCGTTGCGGATAGAAGCCTCAATTGCTACTTCGTTCTGCTCTATCCATGTTTCAACAACATAGTCGAGATAAGAATCAACCTTGGAAGAAAGCTCTTCCTCGATTTCAGCTACAGCTTCAGTTAGCTTTGTTTCAAACTCTTCCTCAAGACGTGCAGTCTCGAGTACAAGACGAGCATTGATAGCAGCTTCGAATAGAGTAGCAGCGCTATCCTTGAACTCTTCGGAAAGATCCTGACCGTTGAACATCTCCTCAACGTCTTCGCGTACATTGAGCTTTGGCATAGCGTCCTTAGTTTTTGGACCCTTGCCGCCCTTCATGTCAACAGTTGACTGATTGGCACCTGACTTGTCGCCAACGCCATAATCCTTGCCTGGTCCAAACTGTGCTTGTGTCTGGTCAAACCACTTAACAAGATCTTCCTTCTTAGCGGAAGCAAGTGTGCCGATGATTGCAGTTAGATATCCAACCTTTGATTTTGGATCTGAACCACCAGAGCGCGAATTTGGCTTGAGTGAATCTGCAGCCATAGAAGCCTCGTCAAGAGCAACTTCCTCTTCTACAGTTTCAATGTTTTCTACTTGGTCTGTCATTTAAGGTCTCCCTTTGGAATTTCAATTATTTATATTTATTTTTTTCTAAACATTAAAGAACTGATATAGTTCTCGAAAATGGCCATTTTCTGTTCTTCGAGATTTGACTTCGACATTTTATGAACAGACTTCTTGATTTCCTCAAGTTTTTGTTCGTGCCATGTATCTTTTACTGGATCGTAAACCCATTCAACGCCTTCCATAATGCCCTTAACGAATGCGTCTGGAGCAGATGGATCAGCAACAATATCAGCAGCAGTAGCCAAACGGAAGTCATCCTGAACTTCCATAATGCCATCCTTACGTGGAATAAGCGAACCCATACCACGCGAAGATACGCCAAGGTTAGCGCCTGACTTTAACAAACCTCTTGCAATGTTGCCCATTGGAGTGTCTGTTAATTTTGCCTTACCGATGAAGTTGTCGCCATCGCGACGGAGTTCTGTAATAATGTGAGAAACACGGTCAAGATTAATTGATGGACCCTCTGGGTGACCAAGCTCGCCATACGCGCGATTGTTCGCTACAACATCTCTCATGTAGCGTTCAACTTCACGCTCCATGATGTTAATAGGATAAATACGACCGTTTCTGTTTTTTCTGTTAGCCTGAAGGAAAATGCCTTCAATGAAGTGTTCCTTGTCACCGTTTTCTTTAGCTTCGGCGATATATTGAACTTCTTCGACTAACTCTGTAATGAGCTTCATTTTTTTATCCTTTTGGCCAAGCTATTGCTGCAGCTCTCATATTTGAGCCGAGAATAATATCTGTAGATTCTTTTTGAACAATCACGCTTTCGCCATTTGCTACTGGTAAATCTGCATACTGCACATTATTAGCATACTTAAAAACTAGCGTAGCATATGCGCCAGTGTTGACAACTTTAATAATTGTTGCGCCGCCCATATTGTTAGCAGTCGAGCTGATATCAATTGTGTTTGCTAGCGGTTTAATAATCGAACTCATACGTTGTGTCCTGTATTTACATCTACTGACATATTAGGAAATGTCATTGGTGTGTCTGGTCCAGTTTGTTCATTATTCTTATCGTGTTCGCCGTAGATCATGTAATCGTGTACCGAAGTTACATAGTCTTTTGCAACAGCGATCTTTGACTGCACCCATGGCTCGATCATCAGATCGTCAGACAGCTGGTCAGCAAGAGCATTTGCCTTAGCGGCTAGTGCCTTGAGTTGCGCCTTTGCCATTTCGGCTGATTCGTCGTCATCCATGCCGCCAAGTAGTGGGATAGCTAAATTTTCTTGAACTCGATTTTTACCTTGTGTTACTTCGCGACCACGAATCTTATTTGCTACACTTGTGCGCATTCTATCGCCTAAATGTTTTTCATCTTTGTGCTGTGATCCAATCTTTTGTATTGCAGCATCTTTTTTAGCCTTGTTAACCATATCGCGCTCATCGAGCTCTTCAACTTCTTCATTGCGCTGCTTTGCGTAGTAAGCGCCAAGAGCCATACGCTGACGCTCTTTCTTTGACTTGCCAGCAAACTTTGGATTCTTTGAATGTACGAAGTCGCGGATCCATGTTGATGCTGGTTCCTTCTTGGTCAATACTTCATCGACCTGCTCGACTTCTTCTTTTACGCTTTTATGAAGCATCGTGTATGTGTGCTTTTCAGCATTATCGCCAAACGATCCACTGGTGTGTTTTTTAATTGAGTGAACTTCGTAGCCACGCTTTTTATAGTCAGCAGCCTTCTTAGAAGTATGTGATGGAGAACCACTGAAAACTAATTTTGTTTGACTTGGTGTTCCTGAATACGAGCCTTCATCGAGTTCGGCTTCTTCCTTCATTTTCTTTTTCTTTTTAGGCGGGGTGTAGCCAGCAGCGCTAAATGTTCCCATATCGCCACGCTGGTGTGGTTCAAGAACAGCATGCGCTCTTTGACCCATGGCGCCATGAGTTGCTGAAACCTTTGAACCAGGAGAAGATTTGGATGCCTTAAGAGCGTCTCTTTGTCCTGCGTGAGTTGTTACCTTGCCATCCTTATGAGTAACAATCCACGCTTCGTCAAAAGACTCTTCGTTTACCTTCTTGTCCTTTGGCTTTTTATAACCGTGTGGCTCATCGACCTGTGAGTGCTTGATATTGGTAGCCTGAAACACGTCAGAACCGTTACCGTTAGGATCATCCCACTTCTGGACTGAATGCTTTGCTACGAAATCCTGCTCGTCCTTAGCTTTTGGATCGTAGTCAACACCAGGATCTTTGCCGAGCGAAAGATCGGTTGTGGTTGAAGGACGAACACCCTTAATAGTATCGCTCGCTGCCTTCAAAATGTCTTTAAGCTGTTTCGCCATCGTTAGATTCCTCTGGTGTTTCTTCTTGTTCTTCTTCTGATTCGTAATCTATTTCATCAGCTTCATCAGTTTCTTCTTCGCTATCAATTTCTTCAGCAGAAGAATATAAACTAGAAGCAACTTCTACCTTTTTAGCATCAATGGCTGCTATCATTTTGTCAGCCATAATACTTGTAAATGCATTTTCAAAATCAATTGGCTTTTGCTGATGAGCAAAACTCAATAAATCAGTTACTGTGTATGTGTTTTCATTATCCATAATCAACTCCAATTATTTATTTTTAGCCAATATTTGAGCTGCAGATTTCAAATCTGCCTCATCTTTTAGTGTACGATTTCTTTTGTTTTTCAGTAGTTCGTAAGTAGCCTGTGCATCTTGTAATCGATTACTAATTGCTTGATCTGCAGGCATCTGATCAGTTGAAGTGTCGGGTTGGAAATTTTGCTGTTGCATATCGCCAGAAGGATTCATCATGCCCTGTTGCATCATTGGATCCATATACTGCGGATTATCTTTTTCTTCAGCGATTTCCTCATCCATATCCTCAATTTCGTCATCTGACTGTTTGAGAACATTTTTACGAACCCACTCGTTAGAATAATATTTGCCAACCATATCTTGGAAATTACGTGCGAGGCTAATGCGATTGTCAAGAATTTCAGCATCCTTGAGCTCAGTGAAGTAGTTATCCTTGGCAAAGTCAAAACGAATCTTTTGCTGAATAAGAGCAAAATCTTCGATAGTCATAATTTGTTTCAGCACTAACTGCTTTTCAAGCATCTTAATAAAAATTGTAGCGAAACGCCCGCGCAAACGTGAAATGAAACGAGCAAACTTCAATTCGTCGCGAGTAACTTCTGTCGCGCGTCCGAGTGAGAACAGCGCATCAGAGTTAAGACGATTTACTGGAACGTTGAGTGTTTGTAGAAACTTCTTTTGGAAATACAGAACGTCATCCATCTGACCAAGTGTCTGACCACCAGCCAGTGTAGTAACTTCAGTACCACGACCACCTTCGCGACGTGGAAGCCAGTAATCTTCAAGCATGGTCATGAACTTGCGGTCGTCGCGAATTTCACCAGTTGATGCGTCATAGATCAAACGGTTTTTGTGCTTGACCATGATATCGCGGACGTACTGCTCTGCCTTCATCTTTGGCAGATTACCTACGTCAATATACCAAATACGACGTTCTGGTGCACGAGCTAAACGATAAATTACCAGCGCGTCTTCGAGTGTGCGCAGCTGGTTCAACGCCTTAATAGCTTTATGAAGATACGACAGAACCATTGTGCCCTGTGTATCAGTTAAACCAGAGGTAATATGAAGGATTGAATCTTTAGCAATGCGTAAGCCAGTGGTGCTTGGACCTACTGCCTTGTTGCCGTAATTGAAACCTTTGTCATTGAAAATATAATATTCGTTCTGAGTTTTTTGAATGACAGCTTCTGCCATTTCTCCACCCTTAACACGCTTTTTGGCGATTTCTCTAACCTTACGTATCTTACGTGGATCTATGTAACGAACTTCTTTGATACCAGCCTTCAAATCAGATTCATCAACTAGAATGTGATAATACAAACGACCATCAATATACCAACGACGAACTATTTCATACGCTTGGCGATTGAAGTTGAGAATGTTTAGGCAGTTGTCGAACTCTTCACGAATAGCTTTCTTAACTTTTTCGGATAGTTCGATGTCGTCGAGAATAATTGAAACAATTTTAGTTTCATCGATTGACATAATTTCATTAACGATTTCGTCAACTGCTGCGTCGCATTCTGGCTGCAGTGACATTTCGCGATATTTTGTTACTAGTTCGGCTTCTGTTCTAACAGTACCATCGAGATCAACATATGTACCAAACGAACCACCAGCTGCAATAACAACTGCACCGTCTTCTTGCTCTTTAGGCGCAAACGATGGTATAGGATCTAGTTCTTTTTTACGCTTAAATTCCCAGCCGAATAATTCTGCCATCAAAATCTCCTAAAAAGAAAGGGACTAATATAGCCCCCTTCTATATTGTTTCAGAGGCGCATTATGAAATTTATTAATTCAATTAGAAGTTAGCTGAAACGTCCTGAGCGTATTGGTTAGTACCAATAGACTCAACGCTTGGCTCCCAGTAGTCGTACGCGAATGTCACGTTGAACGACTCAATTGCGCCAGTTGAACTCCAGTTAACATCAATTGCTGAGATATCTGTTGGGAAAGCGCCGATGATTCTATAGCCTCTAATAATTGAACCATCCTTACCATACTGGAATACTTCGAGGTCTGCCTTGTAATTCTCTTCATTGAGGTTGGCAATACGTTGGTTGCCTTCCAGAGAATTAAGAGCGTTTGACCACTTTTCAAACAGAGCGCGGACCTTGAAGTCCTCGTCGTTCATAATTGAAACAGTCCAGTTGTCGAAAGTACGCTCGCCCGCCACCTTAATTCTGCGACCGAAGTAAGGAACCTCGATCTGTGAGATCGAGGCTGCTGGAAGCTGTGCGCCTTGGCAAGCAAAAGTAAATTTACTAATGCTTGATGCTTCGATTCCTAATCCTGCAGGAGGATTGAGGAACACGTTGAAGAGCGATGGTCTGGCGCCACCAAACTCCAACCCTCTTGCGATAAATTCGTTAACATTGAATGCCATCTTTTAAACTCCTATTAGCTCTTCTTTATTTATTAGAACTGACCAACAACTTCAGAGAACTGGACGCCAGAGCGAACAGCAACGAAGTTAAGCTGGATAAAGTTGATAGAGCGAGCTGGCTTGATATAGATGTCACCGACGAACTCGTTGCGGTCAATAACCTCACCAGTGTTATTAGTTTCATCGCAAACAACAAGGAAGTCAGTGATACCACGACGACCCTTGACGTCACGAAGATATGGTGTTACAAGGTTTTTGAACTGCGAACGAGTAAATGCATCGTTGAATTCGAACAGAGTAAACTTCGCAGCAGTTGAGATAGCCTTCTCTAGAACGATAAACAAACGACGCACGTTAATACGATCGAATGCAGATGGCTTAGACTGAAGAGTCTTGTCACCGAATAGAACAGTACCCTGACCTGGGAATGTTACTACTGGGTTGATACCAGACTTATAAAGTGTGTCACGATCTGCCTTGCGTGGGTTATACGCAAGTTTCACGATGTTCTTAATCTGACCACGGTTGAAGCCAGCTGGTGACCACCATGGATCATTGGTTGTGTCTGTACGAACGCAGAGACCAGCAATGTCACCATTGAGAGGAATCCAACGATACAGATCGTTATAACGGTCGTACATGTACTTGTAACCAGAGTCAAGTACAGCGTATGAAGTATCGCGGCAGCTATTGCGGAACTGAACGATGTTAGATGCTTCTGTGCCGAGAGCATTAACTACGTCTGCCTTAGCTGGCGAAATGAATACAACGCAGTCCTTACGGATTTCTGCGATATTGTCGACTAGATAGTTACCAATCTGTTCTCCGTTAGTACCACCAACAGATTTACCAGTAAGAACAAGAGAAATATCTACATCTTCAGCTGATTGGAATAGATCGTAACCAGCAGCGAGGGTAGCTACTGAGCAATTCGCTTCGGTATTTACTTCAGCACCGCTATTGAATCTTTCGTTGTATACGGAAGTTGCTGCAGAGCTAGTAACATATTGAGCTGTATTTGAAACTGCACCAGAACGATCATTGGCAAACCAAACATACTTTGACTGTTCATTCATAATAGTTTTGTAGTAGTTAGTTCCACCATCAATTGTTTTGGCGTCTGTTGCGCGAGACATAGCGCGGAAAGTTTCGAGAATAGTGCCTGGAGATCCAGTGAACTTGCCGCCCTGATCGACGATTACTGCATGTATTTCGTCTTTAGCAGCCGAATTACCAAATTGAGTAACATACTCAGAAGTTCCTGGAGCAGCATCAACTACGTTAAAGAACTCCCAATAACGGCTGAATGAAGACTGCGAAATATTCGTGTGAAGCTGTAGCGGATCTTCGAACGAAATAGTAAAGGAACGGGAGCTTGAGTTCGTACTAATCGAACTGACAGCTGTAACCTTGAGATACTGAGTTCCTACATCGTTATTACCAACAAATACTAAATCGCCTTCAGCAAGAGTGGCTGCGTAAGCAAGAGCATTAGTGTTAGCCTCAACTAAAGTACCAGATGCGGTGTTAGTAACAATAACAGCGCCAGTATTAGAACCTACGGTAATAGAAAGAGTGCCAGAGGTATTGGCATCTGAAGTCATATTAACAGTTGAATTGAAAGCATTTGCGCTATCGCAAACTGAAATACGAAGCGAATTACCGAACGAACCTGGATACTTGGCAATCCACTGGATATCAGTGTCGAAATATCCGTCTTTGTTCAGATAATCAGTTTGGTTAAGAACCGAGTTAACTAGGTTTGCAGTAGCTGCACCGCTATTCGCAAAAGCGGAAACGACACTAGAGTCGGCAGCGCGAACTACGTTCAGCTTGTTTCCGTATGAAAGGAAACTGGATGCAGTAAACCAAGTTTCTGCATTATCGTTTGTTGGTTTACCGAAACGAGCTACGAGTTGATTTTCACTATCAACAAGCACACGCTCGCGGACTGGACCCCAGTTGAAAATACCTGCAATAGCACCATCAGTGGTGGATACTGCAGGAACAACCGTAGTAAGGTCAATTTCGGATACGTTTACACCTGGACTAACTTGGAATGGCATTTGTTTCTCCTTCCATGGAAAAAAGACAATTTCATGAAATTATTTATAAATTATTGTTTTTAGAGATCCCCATTAAACATCCAATTTCCAACCCGTGGTTCATTCACCATCATGTCTGCCATATCGTCGCCGCTGTCGACAAATCCAAAAGGCGTAAGGTCGTTCATAATCTCGTCTTCAGTTTTTTCTCGTAATTTCATTAGTGTATTTATGTTTGTGTAATCCTTGAAATATTGTTGATCTGACAACCAAGCGAAAAGAACAAGCCCCATTACGAGATCGTCATGTTTACCTTCCTCAGCCTCGTAGCTCTGACCTTTTCTGGAAAAAGTTGCCAGCTCTTCAATAGTGTGGAAGTCGTGCACCATCAGCTGATTTTGCTCAATCAACAGCTTTAGGATTGAACAGCCAACTGACTTGACTGTTTTAGTAGTACGAATACCCTTGTCAACAGTTGAGCCGAAACCAGAGGTAATACGTTTACCAGAACGACCAGCATTCTCAGTAAACAGCACATTGTCATACTCAAAATCGTAGTGTAGTGAGTGCCCGACCTGTTCGCCGATATCGTTAATTTCGACCAAACAGGATGCATTGTTGTACGCCTTACAAACTCGGAATATAACTTCGGCGTAGTCGATAGGCGTAATCATATTGTTTCGGTACACGCATACCTGCTCGTATGGCATGCGCGTGACGTCAAGAACGTGGAAAGCTGAATGGTCTAATCCTTTGCCTCGGGAAACGTCGACCAAGCACACATAGCTGTGACCTGGTAAAACCTGCACATACTGTGATAAACCGTCCTTATGAGTCAATGGTGTTTTGTGCACCAACTCTTTCAGCTTCCAGCCAGCAATCAGCGTGCCAGAGCTACCAAGAAACTCGACGCAATATTCCTGTTCGAACTTTTCGTGATCGAAATTCATTGATGCGAGCGTATCTTGCTTCCACTTTTCATCACGACCTGGAACGTCCTGCCACATCACCTTGATCGGTGTATAACCATTACGTTTTTCGTTAGCATTTTGCCAAATAGCATAGAAGTGATTGAGTCCATTCGGCGTAGAAACAAGAACGATCTTAGACTCTTTACCAGATGAAATGGTAGGATAAACCGAAGTGAAGAAGCTGTCCCAGTTCTCAATGAACGCAGCTTCGTCGATAAAAAGAAGGTTGATAGAATAACCACGGATAGCGTCGGAACTGGTAGCAGCAGCGATAACACGGCTGTTGTTTTCCAGCTCCATCGAGCCTTTGTTCCATTCCTTGACACCCTGCTGCAACCAGCGTGGCAGATGCTGGTATGCTAGCTGAATACGACCGAGGATTTCACGAGCAGTTTCGCCCTTGTTCGCCAGCAATGCGACTGTCTTTTCGCCGTGGAAAATAATATACCATAGAACGAAAGCGCAAGTAACCGTTGACTTACCTGCCTGACGAGCTGTGGCGATAATGTTGAAACGATTTTCCTGCATCGACTTCAGCATTTCTTTCTGATAGCCGTACAGTTTGAAGCTAACCAAGCCACGGTCGATGTTGATGATCTTCATATAGGTCTCAGTGAAATACACTGGATCCTGAGAACATTTGATATATTCTTGAACTAGGTCTGGCGTCCACTCGATATTTTGGTTCGAGCGTTTGAGATTTAAATTGCCGTTATAACCTTTGAGATTAGTTAGATCCACCATTTTTCATGTTCTCGATTACTTTTTGCAGATCGGCTGTGGAGCCAACGAACAAATTATTTGTTACTGTTTTAGCTTGGTCGTTAGTAGGAACGTCCTTCGCGTCGATCTCGCGGATATCTTTCTGTAGCGCCATCAAATCTTTGTTGGCTTGCAGCATCGTATCCATAAGTTTAGCTAAAACTTCGAAAGCTCTGGGATGCTGACTACTGTCGGCGATTTGCGATAGCTTTTCCATCGCATACACACCATTCTGAATTACCTCATGAATGTTTGAACGAGCTAATTCGAAATCGTTTTTTGCACTATTGTCGTGAGCCTGCGCCACAATCGCTTTTACAGAATCAGTTGTTGCAATAGGATTGAGATTCAATGCATCACTAATAGGATCTGGTTTTTTGTTTTCCATCATACGCCATAAGTTGTTTCAATTACATATCCGAAATCATCATCGACTTCGATCAACAGTGGACTAATAGAAGCTGCACCATTTGATGTTGGGCTTCCATTCGCTAACATACCAGGTGTAATTACCGTATAATGATGATATGGTGTTTCACCTGGAGCATCTTCAATATTCGTTGTCGCGCCTGGTACATAAAATACTGTGTTAGCGTATTTAATAATTGCACTCTTTTTAATTGGTCCATAGATATACCCCTTGAGAGTAAAATCTAAAGTCCAAATAATGGCACGACGTTCTCTGAAGTCTCCTTCATATGTATCTTCCTGATAAATGCTGTTCATTACTACAGGAATTTCCATAGTTACATTCATTTCAGGAATCAAATTTACCGACACTGTAAAATCTGGTGTGAAATACGGAAGAATCTGTTCAATAATTTTAGTTCCGTCTTCAGCATTTTTTACATAAACATAAAGACGAAACCCGAAGTTATAAGGAACTGGGTTGTACTGATATTTCAGTTTGTTTGGATCATCAGCGTCTTTTCTAGAAATTCTGTTGGTTGTAATAAGTTTACGATTGCTGTCGTAAGCAACATTCGTCATCTCAAATGACATATAAGGAAGTGTTACGGTTGCAGATGGTCGATCGATATTGGGATCCATTTGTACACGCGCCAGCATTTTTTCCTTTGGGGCGTAGGTAATAGGAACACGAATCAGCTGCTCGAGTCTACCACTAGTAGGATTTTCTTTCGTGATAGATATCTCGTTGAATAAAGTTCCAAAAAGAGTAACGTATTTTCTTATAGTTTGAAAATAAAAAATCTGATTAAACATTAAATCCTACCTTCACTAAATGGATCATAAACAGAAAAATCTACGAAGTCATCTGTTTCATTTTGTATTGCATCGTTACCGCCAGTGCCAGTAATATTTTCCAAGTTGTAATTTTCTTCTACGAGATAATCACCGTTTTCGTCTAATAGATAATAGTCGCTTTCATCTGTAAGAGCGCGATCAAGAATATTCGTGCTGAGGCGCGTTTGCATAGAATCAATTTCAAAAATACCAGTATCCATATCTTCATTGCTGTACTCGAACAACTCACATGTAAGTTCCCAAGTTTGCAACGCGCCTAATTGGTAAAACATTTCCTGTTTGTTAACATATTTAATTTGAAAACATTTACTGTTTAGCGGGAAGTATACTAGGTCGCCTTCGCGCGGGCGAACCAGTTCGATCTGATTACCAATTTCTTCGCTGAACACTCTTTGTGCTACAGAAAAAATAACCTGATCACGAATTTCAAGACCAAATTTCGACATGAAGTTGCCATCGCCAGAGAAACCATCGACTGACTTAATATACATTTCGATAGGCAGAGCAAGCGTATACGATGACTGATCGTCCGCAGTATAAACTCTGTCTAAGTTATTAATATTTCTGGGAAGATAAAACATATCTTCGCCGTAAATTTTGATAGCTTCAATAATTAAATTTTCAAGTAGCAGCTGCTCCTGAGCTGATTGAAAATTATTGAAGTAAAAATTCGTTGCCATTGTTATCCAATCATATCTGTAGCTGGCAAGCTATAGCTGTAAATCATTTCTTTTTCTAGCTCTTCTTTCTCTTCATTCGCCTCATTATAAATTTGCTGACCATTGAATGTAAGACCGCCAGGAAGCTGCATACCCTGATACTTCTTGAGGTTATTTCCCCACTGCATCTTAACTAAGCAATAGCAGTAGCGCATCAACCAGCGATCGCTCCACACATCATTGAATGTGGCAGGATCAACAATTTGATATGCTTCAACAAGAATGCTGTCGCCAATATTAAAAAGGTTCCAGTCTGTATCAATATACAACTTATTTACATGTCTGTTATAGCGAAATGGCTGCTGACCTACAAGCATCTGTTCTAGGAACTGTACGTGAGTCAGTGCCATGTAGTATGGCACCATCGAAACAGAAGTCAGCGTATAGAGATCGTTCAATGCGATCTGGTAACGAATATTGAATAGATTGTTGGTGTTAAGACCCTGACCGATCGGAAACAGGTTCACAGCGCCGATTACGTTCTGGGGTAATGTGATATACTTGTTATCGATATCAGTTTGTGTCACAACATGCTTATAAAAAATCTTTTCGGTGCCATCGAAATGGTAATCGTAGTAATACTTCAACGCCTCGTCGATACGATCGTCGACTTGGTCATCGTCTACGTTGATCTCGATAACAGGCTTGCCAAGTCTGCGAAGAATATATTCTTTGAACTCAGCTCTTGATGTTGGTACAGACATCCTATTACCTCTTAAATTCCAAGTTTAGCTTGAAGAGCTTCAACTTTTGCTGATAGTTCTTTAACTGCGTTGACCAAAGTGTAAATCAACTCTGAGTTGTCCAAACTATAAAGCTCTTGTTTTTCTCCAGTTTTATTGTTTGTGTAGGTGTATGTTTTTACCATATCAGCAAGGCTAGTATTCAAAACTTCCTGCGCAATCAAACCAGTATATCTTACATCATTATTTGGTGTACCATACATTCCATTGTATTTGAATGTTATTAAATTTAATTCTTTAAGATTGTTGAGACCTTTTGTATAAGGTAACTGATCTTTTTTAGTGCGAGCGTCAGACGTAGCAGACCAAGAACCACCACCGTCTTTAAATGCGGCAATACCACTACCCAAAGTAAAGTTAGAAGATTGACATGTCCAATATGAACTGTAACCAACCGCTCCTACCATGTAAGAGCCAGTGCCATAAATTGAAGTGCCTGGAGCGCAATTATGAGAACCAGCGCCGCCACTAAATTCTACCATATTAAATGTGGAGCCAGTAGCTCTTAAAGCGTCGGCAGTAAATGTGCCTGAATAAGAACCAGACATGGAGAGAGTAACGCTACCGCTGCTACCACCACCAGTTAAACCTGTTCCAGCTGATACGTTTGTTATAGTACCGCTACCAGTTCCTTTGCTATTCAACTGAGATTGAATATTTGAGGTAACACCATCAAGATAACTTAGCTCAGTTGTTGAAATTGTAACGCCTGTACCCGAAGGTACGATTGAAGGCATAGTTACAGTACCAGTAAATGTTGGGCTTGCAAGAGGAGCGTATGTAGAGCTAGCGGCGCTAGTTGTTAAATAACTTGCAGTTGTTACTGCAGTTACACGACCTTTTGGATCAAGAGTGATAGCTTGAACGCCAGCAGTTCCATAAACACCGTTACCAGCGCCAGCGTTCGCAAGACCAATTGTGATTGCACCAGTATATGGACCAGAGCCTGTACCAGTGATAGTAATATCAGAAGTATTAGCTGCAGATGTGACACCAGAAGCGCCAGAAGTGTTTGAAGTTGCTGCAGTAACACGACCATAAGCATCAACTGTAATGTTTGTTGAAGTATACGATCCAGCTGGGCTTGGCGAAAGCGTAGCAAGAGCTAAAGTCGGTGCAGTTGCTGTACCGCTATCTGTAATACCAGTGCTAGTTGCAACGCTACGAACCACGTTAGCCCAATATGCGTTTGCTGTACCACCCGATATTAAACCCTGACCAGCTGTGCCAGTTCCACCATTGGCTGACAATACTTTGGCAATGGAAACGTTGGAGTTAAAAGTGATATTGTTAGAAAATGTAATCGCGCCATTGATAGTAAAATCAGCGCTAGTGTTAACATAAGTATTTGAAACAAACACGCCACTGGCGTTTGCAACGATACCCGTATTAGCTAATACTTGAACAGTACCAGTTGTTGTAATAGGACCACCACTAAGACCGATACCAGTATTAACTTGAGTTACTGTACCATTAGCAGGAGTTGACCAATACACACCAGAGCTATTCGAAGTTAATACTTGCCCAGCAGTACCATTGCTACCATTCGCAGTAACAATACCGTCGAATACTAATCTGCCATTGACAGTAACAGTGTTTGAAAATGTATGAGTGTTTGACCACACATATTGCGCTGCTGTATTCACACCAGCAACTGTGGACCAATATGGTGAGCCAGTTGAACCATTGGAAGTCAACACTTGTCCAGCTGTTCCAACACCACCATTTGCTGTAAACGCCTTGGTGATTACAACATTTCCATTAAAAGTAACAACATTACTAAAACTGTGGGTGTTAGTCCATGCATATTGAGCATCAACATTAGTACCAGCTACTACTGTTGCCCAATAAATACCTGATCCATTGGAAAGAAGATACTGCCCAGCAGTTCCTGTAGAACCATTAGCTGTGAAAGAAGCAGAGTTAGCTACGACTAGGTTAGCGCCAACTAATACAGTTGTAGAATTGGCGACGATGGTGTTACCGACTGTACGAACACCATTCTTGACTACGAAATCTCTATCAGCCATGGTTCCCTTTCCCCTATGGAGTTATTTTTTCTATTTATAGATTCAGAGCTTTACTTTTTCCAGTAAACCAGTATAATAGACTATGAGCAACATGGAGGTAATAATGAGTGCTGATGTCGAAAAGGGATGGGGTAAAGAGGTCATTTTTGCCTCTAATGAAAAATACGCAGGTAAATTTTTGCAATTTGCAAATGTAGGCTCTAAAATGAGCATGCATTTCCACAAAGAAAAAGATGAAACCTGGGTAGTCCTAAATGGAAAATTTTTATTAAAAGTAATTGATACTAATACTGCAGAAATTAAAGAGATTATTCTTAATACAGGCGATACTTGGAGAAACGCGCCCCTGCTCCCTCACCAATTAGAAGCTCTCGAGGAAAACTCGGCTATAGTTGAAGTTTCCTCTGCAGATGATCCTATGGACAACTATAGAGTTATGCCTGGAGATTCTCAAAAATGATTTATGTGATTGGCGATGGTATTAGCGACGAGTATATTCACGGTTCATATAATAAAATATCTCCAGAAACACCGATTCCAATTTTTAACGAAGAAAAGATTGAAAAACGGTTAGGTGGAGCTTGGAATGTTATTACCAATCTAACTGCGCTAGGAACCAATCCATATTTTGACTGTGGCTGCAGTTCGACTAAAACGCGCTACGTTGTCGATAATAGAATTGTTTTTCGTAGCGACAATGAAACTTATGAAGTAAACGATTTTACAGAGTACAATCCGATCGGTATTGACTGGCTTATTATTTCTGATTATAACAAGGGTCATGTTCACCACTCTGAAGATATTATAGAAAACTTCAAGAAAGCTGGCGTCAAAGTTATTGTCGACCCAAAGAAAAAAATACATCGTTATGTTGGTGCGGATATCGTAAAATTAAATAAAAAAGAGTTTTTTGAATTTACGGGTCACAAAGAATTCGAAAACTGTGAAATTATTCGCCGCAATTTCAATATCGGTGCTATCGTAATCACACTGGGCGGTGATGGTGTTTACATTAACTCTAAGGAATTTACTGGTACAATTCCTGGAGAAAAACGACAAGTAGCTGATGTAACTGGTGCTGGAGATGTATTTTTGGCTGCTATGGCTCATTATTTGGATCATGGTTTTACATTGAGGCATGCATGCGAGCGCGCGAATACGCTCGCGAGTATTTCTGTTACCAAAATGGGAACATATATTTTGCAGCCCGAGGATTTAAAAGAAACAAAGGTAGTATTTACCAATGGTTGCTTCGATATCCTCCACAAAGGTCACATCGAATATTTACGAGCTTCGAAAAAGTTAGGCGGTAAACTAATCGTTGGTCTTAATTCAGATAAGTCTGTAAAAAGATTGAAGGGCGCGTGTCGCCCAATTAACAATCAGTATGATAGACGAGCTGTTCTTCAGTCTATAGGTTGTGTTGACCAGGTAATTATTTTTGACGAAGATACACCATACGAATTAATCAAAAGCATTAAACCAGATATAATTACAAAAGGCGGCGACTATACACCAGATATGGTGATAGGAAAAGATTTGGCAGAAGTTGTTATTATTCCATATGTCAACGGTTACTCAACAACAAAGGTGTTAGATGATATACTACGTTGATATTGACGGCACGATTTGTACTAGCACTGTAACCAACAACTACGAATACGCCGAGCCTTATGTAAAGCGTATTGCTCATTTCAATAAATTATACGAACAGGGTAATGAAATTCATTACTGGACTGCGCGTGGCGGTAACAGCGGAAAAGATTGGTCAGAGTTTACTAAGAAACAATTAGCTAGCTGGGGCGTAAAATATACTTCTATAAATTTTCGTAAACCCAAATACGATATTTGGATTGACGACAAAGCTATGAGCGATAAGGAGTACTTCAGTGATATTGATAACAGGATCTGATGGATTTATTGGTAGTAATTTAATAAAAAAACAAGATAATATTATTGCTCTTGATTTTAAAAACCATATGGAAATTTTCGACCTCGATTTTCCATGGAAAAATATCACAAAAATATATCACCTTGGCGCTGTATCAAGCACTACAGAAAGCAATTTAGAACGTATCCACAATCTCAATATCAAATACAGTGTGTCATTATTCGAGTATGCTATCGAACACAAAATTCCTGTAACGTATGCTTCTTCGGCTTCTGTTTATGGAAACTCGCTGACGTATCAGATAAATCCTCTCAATTACTACGCCTTATCTAAGGCGACTGTAGATTACTGGGTTCTTGATAACATTGATAGGTTCAGCAATGTAGTAGGCTGTAGATTCTTTAATGTATATGGCAATGGCGAAGATCGTAAGGGTTCACAAGCCAGCCCAATACATCAGTTTACAAAACAAGCAAAAGAAACTGGTATAATTAAGATATTTGAAGGGTCAAAAGATTATTTCCGTGATTTTATCCACGTTGATGACGCTATAAATTGTATGACAATGGAACGAGAATCGGGAATTTATGATGTTGGTACAAATAACCCGATTTCGTTTCAATACGTAGCTAGCCTCGTCGCTCGTAAGTATGATGCGTTTATAGAAGAAATACCATTTCCTAAACAATTAGAAAATAAGTATCAAACCTATACTTGCGCCAGAAAACACTACGATTATAAATTTATTTCAGTCCGAGACTTTCTCGAATCTTCGTAGCTGATATGGCGTGCGTAGCGTCATCAAATGTTTCTTGTTCGATTTTATAACCGACATCGCGACCATAGGTGATGTTAACGATATTGGGTACTACCTGTACCGTATACTTCCCATAGAACTTGGGTCCAAGAGCTTTATGAATACGCTCTTCAACATCGGCTACGTCAAACGGATTGCTGTCATTCCAATTTTGACAGTCGCGAATCATAATGCAAACTTGACCAGTCTTAGCTAATGCGCGTTCGAACAATGCTTGATGACCATCGTGCCATGGTTGCCAACGCCCAAGCATTTGCACAGTTGGTTTGCGTAAATCAAACTGTTCTGGCTTCTCACCATTTATAATATCTTTTAATAGACGCTTCGCCCAACCTTTGGCATCAAAGTTAGTAATACGATAATCATAGTATGTTGGTGGCTCAAACAATTTGTTGGTATCTTCATAGCGACCTTTCTTGATCGTATCCATCCAGATAATGTAATCTGGTTTCCCACCATCTGCAAATATGTTTCTTAGGTTTTCGGTTGGGCATATAAAATCACAGATAGAAAAAATACCTTCTCTCTTATCAACATTAGCAAATCTGCCCATACGTTCTGCTTGACGAATTCTACCCGCTTCAGAAAAATCCCAATCATCAAATATTTTTCTAACGGAATCTGCGTTATGCCAATTAACGGGCATTCCTTGTTCAGTAAATTGCTGCACAAGTTCTTCAGCCAAAGTTGTTTTACCAGATCCTGGTAGACCCATAATAAGTATTTTCATTTTAACTCCACATGAATATTGAAGGCGATTGAAATCCGTGTTGACGATGACATATTCCTTAATACAGAGTGATCGAGATACGAAGGAAACAAAATCATTTTTCCAGTTTTAGGTGAATACGTTGACGAAGACTTCATCTTATCAGAATACAAAGATTGCCACAATCCTTTTTGTTTCGCTGGCTCGTAGAATTCGAAATTACCAGTATCGGGTGTAGCTTGAACATAATAAACGCCAGAGATGTAATTACCAAAATGATTATGTTCAGCCTCGTAATTTCCTGGCTCAAAATAATTAATCCATGAGTCAATCCTGTAGTCTTTTGAATTAGAAGTATAAACATACGAATATTCTTCAACAGCGTTTTCTATCTCTTTGCGCAAATCACTCAGCTTGATCTCACCAAGAATATCATGATACGTATGATATGAAGTGTTGAGATTTTCGCTCTTTGAATACTCTACGCATCTTTTGTAGCTGTCTGTAGTTTCCCACTGCCGCACTCCCATCAATGTCTTTTCGACTACAGTTTGATCAACCTGATGAACGCCAATCAGTGTTGGAAAATGTGCTTCAATTTGCATTCATTTCCTCCAGTATCAGTTCTCGCGCGCGAGCGAGAGGCTCATCCCAGCTTCTTAATTTTGTTTGTTTCAACACAGTAAAATTGTCGCCATACCATGGCGTCGTTTCATTTGTTCTGGTAGAAGTCCAGATATAATACTCAGCAATCGGAACGCAAACAATTGTTCGCTTACCCATAGCGCCAGCTGCGTGTACAAGACTAGTACAAGAAGAAACAATCATATCCATTTGGTCGATAAAGTCGAGCGTATCTTCCCAAGACTGAATACGATTCTTCAGTGAGATTGTGCCTTCGTATTCTCTTTCCGTATCGATATAATATACTTCAACGTCTTCGGGCATAACACCCATCAGCTGATCAAACGGAATGCGACGGTACACGTCCTGCTCAAAGTGCGGATTACCATTCGCCTTGATACCAATTTTGAACTTCTTGCTTTCTAGTTTGTTCTTTTCCTGACGCAGTGGTTTCAAATATGAACCAGTCCAGAGCTGTTCTTCTTTCAAATCAAGATATCCTGGCAAACTCATCATATGCGTCCACAGCGCATCTTTAGGAAAAAATAAGTGATTCGTTGTAACTTCATATCCGTGGCGTTTAAACAATCCTACCATGTCGGGACGATACATATGCCATGATGAATACAATATAGGATTCATACCTAACTGTTTTAAATTATCAAGGAAACGAATATTGATAAGTTCGTCGCCGATACCACCTTCGCCGTTGATAACAATCGTTTTACCAGGATACGCGCCGCCATTCCAAAACTTCAGCTTTAATGCATCTTCGAATAAATGATTTTTCTTTTTGAACGTATTAATGAACAGATCGATTCCTTTGGCAGTTTGACCCATGCGCAAATACTTACCGCAGAGCGCATAGTCTAAAGAACCCTCTTTATCCAATTTAACTTTACGAGCTATCAAACTCTCAATGATAGCTTCTGCGCCCTTACGGTCGCCCATCAGCGATAGATTAAATGCTTTTTGCGCGAGCGTGTCTGGATCGTCGGGTGTGACTTGCAAATTTAAATCAATATAAAACAGAGCTTTTTCTGGATAATTGTTGAGATTGTATGCCTTGTACAAGTTTTCACGAGCAATATAAAGCTGCTCTGAAGTTCTCATCATCGAGTAGCAAATTTCAGCGCATTTGAGATACAGTTCTGCATACTTTACTTCAAGTGCAGCTCTACCAACCGACTCAAACTGTTGAACGGTTTTGGCTAGTTTAAACATTTCGTCCAGTAGTATAACAGCTGTTTTGCGACGTTCATCAGATGTCAACGACTTGATGACTAGAAACAGCGGATCCGTTTCTACCTTTTTTTCATCCATTTTTTATAACCACCAAACGAATATGATATTCCATTACGATATTATTATGTTCGTGAATGTAACGACGAGCTTGGTCTGCTTGCGTTCCATCAAATGCTTTTAAATATAATGGATCGGGGATCTCGTTTACATCTGCCACTTCGTAATCAACACCGAAGTAGTAACCGAGACGCGAGGCAGCTGCGTTTTGTTCAATGCAAGCATCGTTGTACTTTCTACTGAATAGAGATAGACCATCGGGCGTAATTGGGCGACGATGCGTTGGGTCGTTTAAATAATAGTCATGGCGTGGATGCGGTACGCGAATGTCAATTAATGCGCCGTGTTTGCATACACGATACATTTCTTTCATAACGTGAAAGTATCCCTCACCCATATGTTCAAGAACATGATGAGCGATCACCTGCTCGACTGTGTTATCCTCAAATGGCCAAACATCTTTTTCCATGTCAAAAATAAAATCTGGCTTACATCTCGCGTCGTAGTCGCAATTTACAAATCCATCATATCTGGTATCACCAGCACCAATATTAATTTTCATAACAACCTCACTCTTCGAATTGATTTGATATTTTTGGATGGTGCCCCTTGCGGCAATCGAATTGTCTGCAAGCTAGAGGACGATCTTCGTAGATTTTGCATTTGCGATCAGCACCAAAATAGATGCAGCCAGTTTCGATTCGCGGAACTGCGATAACAGGCGTAAATGGATCAGCGTCGTTGTTCATAAAGGTAAAGATATACTTGCCCGATTTCATCTCAGCTTCGGTAAGATATGGAGACAACATTTCACAACAAAGAGTGCAGTCGATTGTCTGACAAGGCACATCGGAAACTTCTATGTCTCTCTCGATCGTGATCGCCTTCACATGATGTGTTTTGAATATCATCGCCAAACTTCTAGATTCGAAAACTCGTTCCAAAGATCAGGAGGAAGTATAGGCTCCCTTTGTATATATTTTACTTCTTTTCGGATTTTATGTAAACCAATAATTCCTGCCTCAAGATCATATTCATCCCACGAGGCTTCAACATTATTAAAGTCATGGTCAAAATATGGTTCGCCAATGAAGTTATATAGAGCGCGCATCGTTTGCTCTGGGTTTTTAGCTAGCTGATCGTACTCGAGAATCATCAACATTTTCTTTTGTGGTCCAGTAATAGCTTCTTTCAACGAGTCATATGCAAAACGAACTGTGTTTCCTGGTGACATAAGAGAATAAGCTCTCGTATAAACTGATTGAGCCTGTTCCTCACCATACAAAGTCGACATCGTAAATGGATTTTTTCGAAATAATACTTCAAAAGAATCTAAAACCCAACGAATATCACGAACGCAACAAATAACTTTTGACTCAGGATGTGTTTGCTCAAGAATCGGCAGGAGCGAAGACCAGCCACGATTAGTGTTGAAGCAAACTTCTTTATCAATATGTGAATGATATGTTGCAACTAGGTTTTGAATTAACTCGAATCGTTTCGGCTCTGGACACTGCAAATGATACCCAGGACCAGCGTGGGATTCTGTGATGATTCTTCTCACAAATCTAGCCAAAGGATTAGAAATGTTAGAATGAAATTTTGGGTTTTGATTGAGGATTGAAGTAAGAAGGGTTGAACCAGAACGTGGCAACCCTGAAATAAAATGATAACGCTTCATAACAACTCCATAATGTAGTGGACATATTATATAGTCAGATCAGTAATAGCTCCTATTGTATTATTATATTCAGCAGTAAATCCGCCTGTTGATTGAATAGTGCTTTTCCAATTAGTAATGCCACCAACGACTGTTCCTGGAGATGATCTAGAAGTTGTATTACCAGTACCTAAAAATCCATACAGATTATAGCCCCAAGTCCATAATGTGCCATCTGTTTTAATTGCTAAAGTACAAGCTAAATTAGATGAAGTCTCTTTCCAATTAGTGCCCCCGCCAGCAACTGTTCCTGGGGAAGAACGATGTGCTGCTGCTCCCGATGCACCATTACCCAATTGACCGAAACTATTATAACCGCAAGTCCAAAGAGTGCCATCTGTTTTTATTGCAGACCATGAATAATAACCAAGTGAAATTTGTTTCCAATTAGTGCCCCCACCAGCAACTGTTCCTGGAGAAGACCTATTTGTTGTATTACCAGCGCCTAACTGACCGAAATCGTTTAGCCCCCAAGTCCAAAGTGTGCCGTCTGTTTTGACAGCGCCCATATAATATGCATTTCCCGCAGAAACTTGCTTCCAATTTGTTCCACCACCAGAGGTTGTGCCAGGTGATGATCTTGATGCTGTACCACTATTTCCTAATCCACCATTGGCTCCAGAACCCCATGTCCATAATGTGCCGTCTGTTTTAATTGCAGCCATTTGTACAAGACCACTAGTAACTTGTTTCCAGTTGGCTCCACCACCAGCAACTTGTGCTGGGGAAGATCGAGAAGTTGTGCTTCCGTCTCCCAATTGACCCGATAAATTATTTCCCCAAGTCCATAATGTTCCATCTGATTTAATGGCACCTACAGATTGATAACCACATGAAACTTGCATCCAGTTAGTTCCACCACCTGTAGTGGTCCCTGGAGAAGAACGGGAAGTAGTGCTGCTGTTCCCTAACTGACCTCTTAAATTATGTCCCCAAGTCCACAAAGTTCCATCAGTTTTAACACCAACCGTTGTTCCAAATCCATTTGAAACAGATTTCCAATTTAACCCAGCGCCTGCAGTTGTACCTGGCGAACTTCTTGATGTTATAGTTCCATCACCCATAGCTCCATAAGCTGCGGAACCCCATGTGTAAAGTGTACCATCATTGAAATACTCTCTTTTCATCAAGAGATCATCAACTTCAATAGTTCTTCCGTTATAAACAGTGGTAAATCCTACGGTCATTCTACGTCTCTTAATCTAAAGATCTGAACTAGGTTTCCTGTGAACGAATGAAAAAGCCATGGGCGAAAAAACACTGCTTGTCCTGGCTCTAATTCGTAATTTACTCTCACATTCCACTGAAACAAATCTCGATATGGGAACTCATATCCCTCAAGAGCATTTCTTGCACCATCTTTATGTTCATAGATATTAAAATATGTATGATCTAACGCAACAACGAGAATCCAATCTTTGGTCGACTCAAAGTCTTCAAAGTGTACAAATACTTCTGGAAAACGGAATACACCAGAACGATCCATATCAACTTCAACTTTACGGGCAATTGTATTAGAAATGATTTCGGAGATGTCATCAGGAACGTGATTGAAGTTTTCGATTTCTCTACCTAAATCTTTCTGTACAAATGGCAATCCTCTGGCAACTAGCGAAAGATTAGTTGCGCCTTCAGGAGTATAAAAATCATCAATCGTCAATGTTTTAATGAATGCCATTCACCAGTTACCTTGTTCTGCAATTGCAACAGCGCCGCCCTTGCTTGTGAAGCCACCCGCCATACAAACGCTTTTCCAAGAAGTAAAATTTGCTACTGTTGTACCTGGTGATGATCTTGATGTAGTATTATTCGTACCCAAAGTACCAGCTGCATTCCCACCCCAAGTCCATAATGTACCATCTGTTTTAAGCGCTGCTGTAGTATATGTTCCTTGATTAAATGCTAATGTTTTCCAATCAGTTCCACCTCCAACAGTAGTACCAGGAGAAGACCTATCGGTTGTATCACCAGTTCCTAAAGACCCGTTAGTATTTGTTCCCCAAGTCCATAATGTACCATCAGTTTTGATTGCTGTGCAGTGATAAGAACCGCCTGAAACTTGTTTCCAGTTAGTGCCACCTCCAGATGTTGTTCCAGGAGATGATCTGTTTGTTGTATTATTTGTTCCTAATGTACCGCCGCCGCCGCTTCCCCATGTCCATAATGTTCCATCATTTTTAATAGCGGCAGAAAAAGATGCACCCATAGATAACTGTTTCCAGTTAGTACCACCACCAGCTGTTGTTACTGGAGATGATCTAGTGCTAGTAGTACCATCTCCCAATTGACCAGCACCATTGGTTCCCCACGTCCACAATGTTCCATCTGTTTTTACTGCCCCAACAGCCGCTCCGTATCCACAAGCGACTTGTTTCCAATTAGTACCACCACCAGCTGTTGTTCCTGGAGAAGAACGGCTTGTGTTATTTGTTCCTGCTCCAAGAACACCATATCCATCGTAGCCCCACGTCCAAAGCGTTCCATCTGTTTTAACGGCGCTCATAAAGATGCCTCCGTTCATCTGCATGGCAACTTGTTTCCAAGTTGTACCACCACCAGCGGTAGTTCCTGGGGATGATCTAGATGTTGTTGACCCATCGCCCAAACCACCCTTAAAATTATAACCACAAGTCCATAATGTGCCGTCTGATTTAACACCAGCTAATGTGTATCCGTTTTGCGAGCCGCCAATTACAACTTGAGTCCAAGTAGCACCACCACCTACTGTTGTTCCAGGAGAAGATCTAGCTGTAGTTGTGCCTATCCCCAATGAACCATCTGTATTCGACCCCCAAGTCCACAAATCAGGAGAAGCCATTGAAGGTATTAAATTTGGATAAACATCCATAACATATTCTTTGGTAACATACTTGTTACCAATATCAATACCATCGTTGTCTGTGAAATTAAATGTAGGCATCTATCATTCCTCTAGAACAATAGCGTCTAGTTCTTCTGCTGTTGAACAAGCATCAATTTCTGCATGTTTTGCAATTTCCCAATCAAACTGCGATTGAATATGATTAGCCACCGCAGTTGCTATCGTATTTACTTCTGTTCGTGTAAGAGTAACCCAGCCAGAATTAAATTTCCATTGAACAGTTTCGTTTTCGTTCATTAGGATATACTTTTGTAAAAACACATCACGAACTTCTCTGGCTGTATCAACGAACACATCATTGTCCTGTACGTTTGTTATTAAACCAGCAATTTCTTTACGCCAGCGAATTTCAGCAACTTTCGCCTTCAACGTGTTTTTTATTAACTCGATTGGTGTTGGTAACACCTGAAATGTTCCAATAGCTTTGCCAGTTGAAAAATCCCAAAAAGGACCATGAGGGTATTCAATTTTAGCATTGTAGTTAGGATACACTAACTCTGCTGCATAAATCTTGGTGTTTTCGTCAATCTCGATAATTTCTTCATCGGTCTTGCTCATAGGAAGTTTGTATTCGATTTCACAATCTTCCTGCAATGAAGATTCGAAAGAGCGATAGTTCCAAGCTCGTGGACCATTGATTACAAATCCGTTGTGAACTAAAACATATGCTGTCATTTTTTCCTCTTTAATCTGCTATAGCAAGCATATAGAAGTTTGCTGATTTTACTGTTTTCCATTGATTTGAGTTTGAAACCGTTGTTCCTGGAGAAGAACGAGAAGTTGTGGTTCCGTCACCCAATTGACCATTAATTGCAGACCCCCAAGTCCATAATGTGCCGTCGGTTTTTACAGCGGCTGTATTGCGATAACCACAAGAAACCATTTTCCAATTAGAACCTGCACCTGCAGTTGTGCCTGGAGAAGATCGAGAGGTTGTTGAACCGTCGCCCAATGCGCCAGCAGTATTTTCCCCCCAAGTCCATAATGTTCCATCAGTTTTAATGGCTGCAGTGTGTCCGTCGTTTGTGCCATCAGCTGTATCAACAGATTTCCAAGTTGTTCCGCCACCTGCAGTTGTGCCAGGAGAAGAACGAGAAGTTGATGAACCGTCACCCAATTGTCCTCTTGTGTTTCTTCCCCATGTCCACAACGTACCATCTGTTTTAACCGCTACCATACGCCCAACTGTAGCAGCTACTTGTTTCCAGGTAGTTCCACCACCAGCTGTTGTGCCAGGAGAAGATCTGGCAGTTGTTGTTCCATCACCCAAACCTCCATTTGCACCAGAACCCCAAGTCCAAAGTGTGCCATCAGTTTTAATTGCGCCCATAAGATTTGATCCAGCCGCAACTTGTTTCCAGTTAGTGCCACCGCCAGCAGTTGTGCCTGGAGAAGATCTAGAAGTTGTTGTTCCGTCGCCTAAGCCACCAGAAGTTGCTGCGCCCCAAGTCCATAAAGTACCGTCTGTTTTTACAGCAGCCATATTAGTGTCACCACAAGCAACTTGTTTCCAGTTAGTGCCGCCACCAGCAGTTGTTCCAGGCGATGAACGTGAAGTTGTTGTTCCATCACCCAATTTACCAGCAACATTTCCTCCCCAAGTCCATAATGTACCATCGGTTTTTATCGCGGCTGAATATCTATTTCCCGTTGTGCCACCTGCTGAAACTTGAACCCAGTTAACACCACCACCAGCAGTTGTTCCTGGTGATGATCTATTAGTTGATGTATTTTCGCCTAAGTTACCTTCTCCATTGACACCCCATGTCCATAATCTATTCCCTACGAATCGATCTACAATTTCGTAGTCGGTCATAAAAACACGATCAAATTCATCTTCACCGTATTTAAACCCAGATGGCATTTCACTTACCCTCTAGCTTATTGATTCTCTCGTTTAACTCTTTGATAGCTTCAATCAATACGCCAACCAAGCCACCATAGTTAACTGACATCTCACCTTCGGGACTCTTCGAAACAAGTTCTGGCAAATACTTTTCGATTTCCTGAGCGATAACACCGATAGATGGTTTACCATTATCAATCCAGTTGTATCGAACACCTCTGATATTATCAATCACACCAAGCGCGTTTGTAAATGTTACGATATCTTTTTTAACTTTGGCGTCAGATAAAGAGTTAAAAATGGTCGCATTCAGCTGGCCAGTAGATGGTGTAAAGTATAATTTTGTTGTTGAAACAATAGCCGAAGACCATGTACCAGATGAGGTAGTAGACATAGCTGGATAATGTGTAGTAGCGCTAGCTGTTTCGTTTGACAGAGTTGCGCCACCACCAGCTGAAATTGTTGACCAATAGACAGAAGAAGCATTTGATGTTAATACTTGTCCAGCTGTTCCTAGTCCACCATTAGCGTAAATACCAGCACCAGCTGCAATAATAAGTTCGCCAGTCGCTGAAATAGTTAAGTTACCGCTAAATGTGTTGTTTGCGCCAGAAAACGCTAAGTTTCCTGAAAGTGTACGACTGTCTGTATTTTGAACATACGAGGCAGCTGCAACACCACCGAGATTAGTTGCATTATTTGCAGTTAATGTCCCAATGTAAGTTGAATTAACATGTACGCCAGTAGAATTTACTACAAGACCAGTATTACCATTAACGAATACGCCAGTAGAGTTAGCAACGATACCATTATTAGCAAGAACTGAAAGAGTTCCAGCGCCAGTGATAGGACCGCCAGTAAGACCATTACCAGAACCAACTGAAGTTACAGTTCCAGAGCCAGCCCCACCAAGAAGATTTGTTCCTACTCCAGCTGCACAACCTGTTAAATCAATATATGCGCCTCTTGCACTTCCACCCTGTTCAAAAATTCTTACTCTATTTTGATAAGCATCAATTGTGATGCCACCATCAAGGGTGCCATTAGGTGGTTTAGTTAAGTTGATTTGCCCACCCTCATCTCCGCTCGCTAGTGTTGAAGTGAGTTCTAAACCACTAACGATACCACTGGCAGATATGGTTCCTGTACTGTATATGCCAGTACTATTACCTGAATTGATAGAAGAACCCAAATATGTTGCAGAGTTAGCTGCTAAAGTAGCAACATTAGCTGCAAGCCCCGCTGTCGTTTGATAACCAGAAGCAATGGTTCCACCAAGATACGAAGCATTGTTTGCACTTAATGTCCCAATGTAAGTTGAATTAACATGTACGCCAGTGGCATTTACAACTAGACCAGTGTTACCGTTAACGAATACACCAGATGCATTAGAAACAATACCGTTGTTAGCGAGAACATATGTTGCAGAGTTAGCAGCAAGTGTTGCTACATTCGAAGCCAATCCTGCAGTAGTTTGATACCCAGAAGCTGCGACGCCACCAAGATTGTTAGAATTATTTGCAGTTAGTGCACTGTTAACATTTAGGGCTGACTCTGACTTGCCAAAGGCGTATGTCGAGTTGTTAGAGGTTAGTGCTGAGTTAACATTCAAATTGCCTTCTGTTTTATCAAAAGCATAGGTTGAATTGTTAGAAGTTAATGCACTGTTTACGTTAAGACCTGACTCTGACTTGCCGAATGCATATGTTGAGTTGTTCGAAGTTAGTGCTGAGTTAACATTGAGAGCGGATTCTGATTTGCCAAAAGCATAGGTTGAATTGTTAGAAGTTAATGCGCTATTGACATTCAGCGCACCCTCCGTTTTTCCAAACGCATATGTTGCATTATTTGATGTGAGTGTAGCTACATTGCTAGCTAAACCAGCTGTTGTTTGATAGTTAGAAAGATTAGATGATAGTTGACTGGTATTAACATAAGATTTACCATCAACATAAGATACAGCATTAGTATATGCTTGCGCTGCGTTGCCCGAATATGCAATTGCATTCGAATAAGCATTAGCCGCCTTATTATCAGCGTAAGTATTTAAATCAGATGCTGTATTACCGCCGAGATATGTTGTACTGTTCGATGTTAACGCACTGTTGACGTTCAATGCGCCTTCGGTTTTACCAAATGCATAGGTAGCATTATTTGATGTTAAAGTAGCAACATTGGCTGCAAGTCCTGCTGTTGTTTGATAACCAGCTGCAGCAGTACCACCCAAATACGAAGCATTGTTTGCGCTTAATGTTCCAATATAAGTTGCATCAACAAACACACCAGTTGAGTTAGCTACGATACCAGTGTTTGCGAGAACAGATAATGTCCCCGAACCAGTAATTGGACCTCCAGTAAGACCATTACCTGAATCAACAGAAGTTACCGTACCTGATCCACCAACACTGGACCAATAGGTGTCTGAACCATTAGATGTTAAAACTTGACCAGCGGATCCTAAATCACCATTTGCAGAAACAGCATTCAAATATACAGTATTGCTGAAGGTGTGAGTATTAGTCCAAATATACTGCGCATCAACATTAACGGATGCAACTCCAGGACTCGACCAATATACTGTGGTACCATTTGATGTAAGATACTGACCAGCTGAACCAATGGTCCCGTTTGCTGAAAGTTTTGCGACAGTAAGCGTATTAGTAACATTGACGTTCGTATTGTTCGCACCAATTTCAAATACTGCGACGCCATTGGTGGAATAAAGAATTCCATCCGCCATGTTCAGCGCTAATTCGCCAGCATTTGGGAGAGTTACTGTGTTGGCTGCACGTCCAGATACGGATGTGCGTTTGATCTGAATCAAATTATTAGCCATATTGGCTCCTTCAGCGAACGGTATTTACCGCGATTAAAAAGTGTCAGAAGTATTTACTTCTTTTTTATTTATCTTTTTGTTATTCTTTTCTATCTCAGCTTCGGTCTGTTTCAATTGCGCTTGAAGTTCCGCGTTGAGTTTTTCAGTATATTGAAGTTGGGTTTCGACGAGGAGCCGATTTTTAGTCAGCTCCTCGATCTCTTTAATTAATCTAGCAATATACATATTGACAATTTCAGGATTCATAGTATAATCACCTATGTGCTATGTTAGAATGTGCCACCATCGAGCGTGTCGTATACGAGAGCAGATCCGTTCGACTGCAGAACATATCCAGATGTTCCAAGACCCAGTTTACGGAATCCATTGCTCGCGTTAGCAACAAGAAGATCTTCAGCGGTATAGCTGTTTAGACCAGTACCACCAGAAGTTCCTACTAGCGGGCTAGAAAGCGTCAGCGAATTCGCTGTGATGCTAACAGCCAATGTAGAATTAGCAGTAATTGTTACTGCTGTGCTGTTGGAAATCAGTCCGCCAGAATTAAGGTATGCGACGAGGCTCGCTGTTGCATAAGAAGCAGCTGCTGTGTTAATGATAGTAGCATTGGCTGTATCCAAATCTGCTTGTACGAGATTTGTAAACAGTTTAAACACACCAGCATCTGATGCATCACGGAAGAAACCAGCATGACGTTTAGTTGAACCAGCATCGTCGCTATAATGACCGACAAAACCAATATCTAACAGATCAGAAGTTTCATTGTTAGAAGCGAGATGGATAAGTGGGTCAGTTACCGAAAGGTTTTGAACATTAAGAGAAGCTACGTTACCAGTAACGTATACGTTACCACCAACCTGCAGGTCGCCAGCGATATAAGCAGCAGTAGCATTAACAGTGTTAGCGTATACTGCTCTCCAACGTAAATCAATACGACCTAGATCGTAAGTGATATTCGAAGAAGGAGTAATTTCTGTATTGACTGTTGAAATGAAACTTACAACGTCACTACCAAAATTATTACCTAGCTTAGAATTACCAGTTACTACAAGATCAGCAATTTCAGCTGTTGTAGTGATATTAACATTTCCAATACTTACAGCACCATCACCAACTTCGCTAATTGAAGCGTTGCCTAGGTAAATTGTCGAACCAGAAAGATAAAGATCATTCCAACGGTTCGTTGTATTACCGAGGCTATATGTTACGTTAGCAGATGGAATAATGTCAGTATTGACAAGACCATTAATCGAAACAATATCGGAAGTGCTAGAACCAAGAGCAGCATTTCCGTTAATAATAATGTCGTTGAAAGTTACGTTATCTGTTGTTCCAACAGACTGACCGATATGAACACCAGTAGCATTAACAGTAACGCCCGTTCCTGCCTTAACAAATACACCAGAGCTGTTGGAAACAATTCCATTGTTAGCCAAAACATATACTGCGCTGTTAACATTAAGACCGCCTTCGCTCTTACCGAACGCATAGGTGGAATTGTTAGAAGTTAGTGCACTGTTAACGTTGAGACCAGATTCTGACTTGCCGAATGCATAAGTTGCGTTGTTAGCAGTGCCACTAAACGCAGAAGAGTTTAGGGATACAGAACTACCAGTGTCTGAAATTTTTAGAGTTGTTGAGTTAGCAAATACGTTAACGCTCGAGTTACCGATGGAAATCGTATCATTAATCGTTACAGCGTTCGAAGTAAGCGAATTAGCTGCAACGTTGCTTACTGTTGTTTGATCAGTCCAGTAAATCGAAGAACCATTCGAAGTAAGAATTTGACCAGCTACACCAGTCGAACCATTAGCAACGAATGCGCCATTTACAATAAGTCTTGCGTTGAAAGTATTATTACCAGTAAATATCTGGTTACCAGCAAGTTTAGCGTAACCTGAAGCTGCAGTACCACCCAGGTAGCTAGCATCGTTAGCAGTTACGGCATTGTTAACATTTAACGCAGACTCTGACTTACCGAAAGCGTATGTTGAGTTATTTGATGTTAGTGCACTGTTAACATTCAAATCGCCTTCGCTTTTTCCAAACGCATAAGTGGAGTTGTTAGAAGTTAATGCGCTATTAACATTAAGTTGGTTTTCTGATTTACCAAAAGCGTAAGTTGCATTGTTAGCAGTTTTAGCAGTATTTGCTCGACCACTAAAATCTGTTTCGTTAATTGTGCCAGATGCACCAAGATATACAGTCGAAGTAAAATATGCTGTTGTTGACTGAATTTCACCATTTACGAAAAGGGTATTAGATGCCTGATTAAACGTGAAGCCTGCAGAAGCTCCAAGAGTATTAGAATTGTTATACTGTACCTGAGTGTTTGAACCAGCTGGTTGAGTGGCTAGTGTGCCAGCATCGACCCAGTAAGCATTCGCTCCTGTACCACCAGATGCAAGCAGCTGCGCGCCAGTTCCGAATGAACCATTTGCGTAAACCTTATCTACAACTAGATTTGCAGTAATAACCTTGTCAATGCCACCAGTCGCATTAGCGACGAGAGCATGAGAGTTAGTTAGTGTGCCAGGATACTGCGCGCCGCCGATACGAAGCGTGCCCGAACCATCAGGTAAACCGATGTGGAGTGTATTACTAGCCTGTGTAAACGCCAACTCACCATTCGCGAGACCTGTGACCGTCGCGTTGGCTGTTGATCTTTTAATTTGAATTTTGTTTGCCATTTAGAAGGTTCCCCCGTCTAGACTGAGTTGTTTTATTTCATATTTATTCGTGTTGGCACTGTAAGCTATGGTCGAACCATTAGCCTTATCAACCACTAACACATCATCTAGACTTTCTAAGGTTCTGTCGCCAGATACAAACACAGGATTATTTTTGAGAGTTACTGGAACGCTGGAATTTAAGAGAGTCGAACTGGTATTCGAAACTCTTACATTGATTCTGCTGGTTGTAACAATATTGGCCATATTTAGTTATCTCGTTACATTTGGCGTTACAGTTACGATTCCTTCGACTACTCTAGAAACCGTATTAGCGTAAGAATCTACAACTTCTACATCATAAACGTATCTGCCAGCTGTTAAATTAGCTGTTTGAACATCTGTCAGCGAAAGGGTTATTTCCGCTGTTGAAACAGTAATTTCAGTAGTAAAATTGACTGCAGTAGTAGATGTGTAATGTTTACGAATTTGAGATCTAGCGGTATACGCGCTAAGATCAATCAAATTTCCATTATCATCAGTCATAGTTATGGTGGCGCTAAATGTAGTGCCCTGATCGATAACTAAGTTAGCTTTAGTAGCCATAGATTCCTCAAACCGTAATTAAATTTTTACTGAATTTTACTACAACATTTGCAGAAACTGGCGTCACGCGCACACGAACATCACCGCCGCTTACGTCTGTTGATATAGTTCCTAAACTTGTGTTGTTAAACAACTGAGCAAACTCACTAGAATAAGCGGTTGTATCGTCATGGTATACAACCAGTTTTGAAGCATGGTAATTTGTCGTACCAGTTTCAGACATTTGGATTAGATATTCACCAGTTCTATACGTAGCTACTGGATAACTATCGATAGTAGCGATTGTTCCGCCGCTAAATGCATATCTGCCAGAGCTAATAACATTATTAGCGTTTATCATCAAATTACCAGTCAGACTGGTGCTTGTTGCAATATTTAAATTGCCCGAGAAACTAGAAATAGAATTGGTATAGGTGTTAGTCGCGTAAATGTGATTAAACACATTCGCTGAAGTTCCGATAAGCAGAACATTGTTAGGCGAAGGAATAAAGTTACCAGTCGCACTAAATGTACCAACAAGAGAACCAGTTACGTTTAAGTTATAAAAATAACCAGTGTTAGAAGTTATTGTCGTTGGCGTAATCATTGTGTTTACGCTAGTATTACCGAGCGCGATCAACGTTGAGTTACTAAAATAACCATTAGTTGATGATGTAATAGCGTTGGAGTAGTAAACACCATAAACGCCAGAAGAATTGGCTATAAGAACGCCCGAAGCAACATCTAAAGAAACAGCTGTTAAATTTGCAATGTTTGCATAAGAAGCATAAACATTCACAAACGTAGCATCGCCAGTAACATTCATAGTGTTACTGAATGTAGCATTACCAGTTACAGCGATAGTATTAGCAAAAGTAGCAGCACCATTTACAACTAGCGCGCCATAAAATGTTCCAGTTCCTACTACTCCGAGAGTTCCACCAACGTTAGCAGTTGATTGGAGGTTTGCTCCTCCAACAACATTTAATGTGTTGCTAAGAGTTGTTGCGCCAGTAACAGCTACAGTGTTGCTAAACGTAGAAGCTAAATTAACTGCTAAAGCGCCATAAAGGTTAGTATTACCAGTAACTAGGAAACCGTTATTAACATTTGCATTAATACTGTAATGAGTAGCGTTTGATACTATACCAAGTATTTGTTGCGAACCATTGGCATAAGCATAAACATTACCTTCGAAAGTTGTTGCTGCAGTAGTTTTAATGTAGGTGTTCGAAGAAGAAATATAAACGTTGGCTGCAGAATTAACCTGCGAGCCAGTGAAATTGGCATTAGAAGAAATTAAAAGAACGTTAGAAGAGGTTACGTTACCGCCTCGAATGTCAGTAGCTACTACTGTATTGGAACCAAAAATACCAATAACATAACCGTTACCAACAGTAAGATCTCCAGCAGTATTTTGCTCCACAGTAACAACGTCTGTATTTACAAGCAAAACAAGATCGTTCGTTTTAGTAACCCAGTTACCAAACGTATCAGCTGCAGCATTTACTGTGTTTAATTGTCTAGACATTAATTTTTCTCTTCCGAATTGGCCAATAGAGCTCTAGTTTTTTCCAGTTCTTCGCGAAGGAACTGTATTTGGTTTCTCAACTCAATTATTTCTTTATAAACATCCATTTTGAAAATATGGTCTTTATAATCCTTATCATCTTTATTTATCACAGCTTGGGTAATCGGATCTCTCACAAACCCTTTAATAACATTCATTATGCAGAAACTCCAACAGCTCTGATGTTAGAAACTTTTGGAATAATAAACTGGCTACCAGACAAAAACACAATCTTTATAGCAAAAGTATCATACTTGTCGTAAAGAGTCATGCTAGAGTTGAAATAACGAACTGTGTTGTTATTTCTCTTGTTTTGGAATGCTTGGTGTTTGTATAGGATTTTATCCATGTTTAAACCACCAGAACCAAGATAAGTGTAATCGCTAGATGTAACCGCAGTTTGTAGCGTCAAACTTGTAGTTGTAGCAATATTATATACAGAAGATATGATGTATTTTTCTGGGAACAACGGTTGATATATTTTTACTAAATCTCCTGCATCTAAATCTGTTAAGAAATCAGTACCAATACCAGTTACAGTTGTACTGCCACTAGAAATAGAAATTACACCATTGATAGTTGAATCTATATTGTGATTCGTAGTATAATCGTACAAACCATAAGTGTACTCAACATAATCACTAAGATTAGTGGAGCTACTTAAACGATTGCCGCTAGTTTCGCGCAATTCAGTCCAGTCTTTATCTTCAAAGTAATCATTATCTTGGCTATTGAATAGCTTCACATAGACTTTGAGATCAGTTCCTGATGGTTTGTATGCTTGCAGATAAACAAGTATGTCCTCAGCTTGTCTTCCGTTTGCAAACGTAATTTTTTTAGTAATATGTTTAGATAGTGCAGAACCATAAGAGGTGTGTTCATTTGAACTGTTGTTATTGATCAAATAACGCGTAAAGAACACGTCTGTCGCATTGTAATCAATTTGTGGAGAAGAATAGTCGTTTGTGGTTTCGATAGTATAAAGCAGTCTAGAAGATTTGCTCTTTTCAGTTGACGACCAGTTACGTAAAGCTACTTCATTTGTACGAGACATAAGCATCACTGGCTGACCGAAATCTAGATTTTCTGGCTGATACATATCGATGTCAAAATTAATTTCGCCAGCAGCAAGAGAACCATTTAAACTGTCGGTAGTAGTATAAGCAAATATTTGATTTACGTCATAGTTTGTGCCAGGTGGTGTGTTGATGTACACATGCGCGTCTGAAATATGAACCAGAAGATCATTGAAGTATGAATTTACAATTGATGCGCCAGACTGCTCGCCAATAAGAATGCTGTTATTAGTAAATCTTACTGTAGAATTTGAAGAAGATTCAGAAAGAACAATAAAATTATCAAAATTATTTACGAATCTGCTGTTTCTTCCGACATAAGCCTTACCAACTACAGTGCGAATAAAGTCAGCGCCAGAGTTAGTAAACGAAAGCGGACGATCAACGATAACTGTATTATCGCTATCTGTTACTTTAATAACTTTACGAACGTCGCTCTTGTCGCCATTTTTAACTACGATATAGCTGTCATCACCAGTTGGTGAAAATAACCCCGAAAATGCGCCGCCAGTTGTTGTAATTGTATTGTTACCCTTTACAACTGCACAGCTTCCATCTGCAGAATTTTTATCCTGATATACATATTCGCCGCCCAAAAATATACCAGTACTAGCTGCCAAATTATAAGTTACGAATTCATAGTTTTTCATATAAAGCGTAAACGATGGTTGTTCTGGTGCAGGAATTATACCATTATAAGCATAACGACCCACGTTTACTTTAAACTTTAAATTTTTGTAAGGTAGAGCTTGCCAATTGGCGCTAACATTAGTCAAACTAAAATAACGACCAATATATTTACCAGCAATACCAGGAGAAGATACTTCAGTTGAAACATTAATTTCACCACGTGTAGAAGCCCAAAGAACATAACCTTCTTCTAAGTCTGGTTTTACTACTACAGCATATTCAACACCAGTTTTTACTGGCACAGGAGCTGTGAAAGAAAATTTGGTAACTACAGTAGCATCGCGAGAAGATACGATTTCTGAAAATTCTTTTCTGGAAACAGCGTAATCGTCTAGCGTTTTATAGTTTGGAACGCCACCAGCCGCAGTAGGAACAAGAAATACAGATATTCCTGGATCCAAAGAACCAGAATCGTTACCAACACCGAGTGGCTTTTGCTTGAAATATAGGTCTACGCTAGTGATGTTAACCTGATCCGCAAAATTAACCGACGCTGGATCAATAGTAAATGTTTGGGCTTCCATCAATTTTTCCTTAGCTGTTTAACAGAATGTTAGATGCATTTGTATATTTGGTGAACATAATATCTGGAGTGTTATTGGTAAAGAAAATTGTTTTGTTGATAAAACTTGTGCCAGATTTATCAGTAATTGTAATTAACTTATTACCAAGATTTTTGTCAAACAATCTATTAAATTGCTTGTTAGCCAAAATATTTATTTCGTTTTCTCTGTTCCAATAAAATGTAAAATCTAATTTACCATAACCATCAGAAATTAGAGCCTCGCCTAGTCTTTTACCATCTTGCGCGCAAAACTGGGTAAAATCCAACTTATCAAAAATTACATAATATCTGGTGTATGGTCGCAAGCTGACGCATTCAATTCTGAACGATTGATCAGGAACTTCAAATTTTCTAGCCGACAGACTTTTTCTTACGTTATTTAAATCCAATTTACTCTCCTGTTATTCCCATGATCGACTAGTTGGATCATAAAGTGAATAGGTTCCAGAAGAACCCGATTCAGGATCAAAAGTATATAGTTTACCATCACTTCCCCTAAACAGAACTCTTCCCTCGCCCTCATAAGGTAACTGCGTATAAGTTATAACCGAAGTGCCAACAGTTGGTGTCAAAGAGTCTGAAGGTTTAGTAACCACACCAGACGCTGTAGAAGATCCTGTAGTACCAGCAGTAACAGCACCAGTTGAACTGATTGTTGTATTTGGAACTGTAATACCAGTGCCAACTGCAGTCGAAACTGAAGAGAATGACGCTAATCCAGAAGATAATGCGCCACTAGTCGCTACGAATGGCGACAACACGCCAGTAGCAAATTTACCAGACCAACTCAAACTTCCTGAATTGATTGAAACTGCTTCTGGATTGTTGAAAAAATCTGTTTTCAAATCAGCGAGCGAACGACCACTGTTGTAATATCCGCTGCACCAGAAAACAAACCCATCGACATCAGGTGGTCTACCTAAGCCGCCGTCGAGTTTAGCGCCACCAGTTATAGGTGTATTTACATACCATCCATAAATGGTTGCGAGAACTGAGCTTGCGTCAGCAGAAGGAATACTTCTACCAATACGGTTGCTTAATCCGTTAAGTAAGTTGGTAGTAGAAATTTGCCAAATTTGTTTTTCCTCAACAAATGTTCCGCCACTGTTTCTATAAAACTGCGCGAATCCACCGCCACCACTGATGTCGATACCACCAGAGTTGTTGAGGTTTTCAAATTTGCCAGCCGAAGATACCTGGTTTTTAGTGCGAACGAATGACCAGTCGGCAAGCGAGGATGGGTTCGAAACTGAAGTAATCGAGAAACTAGATGTAACATTTGGAGTAGTGTTATATCTAAACTCAATTGCTGCAACGTTTGGCAAACTCCATTGAGAAAGAATAGCGTTGCTCATGTTGGAGAAAAACGCAACAACTTGTGAGTATGTTTGCGCGCCAGTTACTAACTGATGTATCCAGTAGTAAACGCCTTCGATTTCTGGAACACGATTTAGGTATTGGATATACAAATCGTGAACTAATCCAACCAAAGTCGCACCGTTGTCAGAACCTATTTTGAAGTATGTTCTGAACTCATCATAAAGTAGTTTACGAATACCGTCTGCCATTACAGAGTTGCTGATGTAAACAGTAGCAAGTTTATCGGTGCCTGTATCTACTACGTAGTAAGGATCCATAGCAGCTTTAACAGCAGTCCAACTACTATGATCGAATCTAGCTGCCTGAACTGAGCCGCTACCTGGCGTTCCCCAATTGTGTGGAGTTATAGGAAGCGATGAACCAGTCCAACTGTAACCTTCGTTTTGTAAATACAGCCCGCTCAACGAAGTTGAAACAGTAGTTGTACTGCTTGAACTTGTTGATGTAGTACTTGTTGAGCTAGTAGTAGTACTAGTAGTCGTAGTCGTAGTACTGGTTGTCGTAGTAGTTGTAGTTGTAGTTGTAGTTGTGGTGGTAGTTGTGGTAGCCTGTACAGGACTTACGTCATAACGGCAATCGATATAATCCTGCGAGTCGACAGGATATTCGAGCATGTAACGCCACTTCTTAGCATTGACACCCTTGGTAGTTACGATCGTGTACATGCGCCCGCTCGTAGGAACATGCGAAAATACGATTTTACCAGAGCCACCAGTTACATAACCGCTCGATATTGTTGGAGCAGATGTATCAATTACTATATCAGATTCATTGAAAAATGAAATAGCTTTTAGAGCAGCAACATCATCAGCCGTTAACGCTACAGCATCTGCGGTTGAAGTTAGCGGCGCGCCAGCTTGTTTGACTTCAATTTTAATTGGTCCATTATAAGCATAGAAGTAGAGCGTTGCTTGAGAGTTAAACTGAGTAAACTTAGGAGCAACGTAGGTGTCTACTGCTTCATTTGCTTCATATGGATTTTGTTGCTGACGAGTAAGCTGTGTTACTGCAATAGGCTCGCCGTTTTCTATGTCGCAAGGTTCAGGAAGTATCAAATAAGTTGCAGTATCCTGTATTACAACTGGTTGTTCAGCAACTATACTCAAGCTGTAATTGAACTTGTCGCCGTGTTGTAAGTTGATATTTTCAGCTGCAGGATAAAGATCGTTGAAAGCGCGCGCAGCAGAATATTCTGGATTCGTTGTATCAGAAAATGTTGATGTCGAAAAATCATCAACAAAGAAACCATATTTGAAACGATCAAACGAATTTGTAATCGAGCTTGGAATTACAAGATTTGATACGCTAGTTTCTAATGTTGATAGGCTTACATAATATTCTAGATCTTTAATTCTGCGTTCTAGATTACCGATATCAGCCATCGAATAACCCTTTGGCTGGGCTCCGATTTTATCATTAGGGCTGAACAGGTGTGTCACAATATGGTTAGATAGGCGACGCGTAGCATACTTCCCACTAGCCATTTTTGTATCTAAAATCTTGAGCAATCTTCTGTCAGGATTTTTAGGAATAGATGGATAGTCAGGAACATATACGTTATCGATAAGAATCGTATCAGCTGGTTTGTTAGAAATAGCTGGTATTTTAGAGCTTACGCCTCTGATAATATCAATGATGCCACGTTTACCGACCACAATCGAATCGATTCTTGGCAGATAGAAAGTAAGATTTGTTTCTACTGTGCTATCTGGCAGAGGGAATTTGAAATCTGTATTGCTGCTGAATGAGATAGTCGCAGAAGGATTATAATTAGAAATAGTTTCAGTAGCGCCAGTATCAGCAATACCATTAGTAATATCGTAGTTATCTGCAGAATATACCTCTTCTGCAGAAGTAGCATTCACATTAATAGTAGGATTTGCTATAGGGCGGAAATCGAATGTATTAAGAAGGTTAAAATAACCGCTTTTGTTTGAAAACAGTTCTGGCACTTCATTCGTGTTGATTGCGGTTCCAAGATCTGCATAGTTTTTCGCATCAACTGAATACTGCTGCTGACTATTCGCAGAAACATATGAAGGGCTAATGAAGTAACCTGGCTGATCAACTACAAACGCATCAAAAAATACTTCAATTACAGACGAAGATGTGACATTGAATGGTGATTTAGGATCATTGTAGAGATAACCGAGATCATAAAAATCAGGATTTTGATTATGATCGACGTAGAAATATTCTGTCGCTGAAACACCATCGACAACTACTTTGTTAAGACGGAAAATATCTGGGCATCCAAGGCACCATGGTCCAGTAGCCCCACCAGCATTAGTAGTTGTATCAATTTTTACTGGAATATTTCTTTTAGCAATTTTAGTTCCAGGAGTTACGTTGGTTCTTTCAATATTATAAGTCGCAACAACATTCGCTGATGAAGTTCCGCGTAAAGCAAAACCAGTACTTAAACGAAGAATGTTTCTGTTAACATCTACGTTAGCAGATAAACCATCACGCAACCCAAATGGTATTGCCATGTTTTGTGGGAAATAACGGTAAATGCTAGCATTGGTAGTTGTAAAACCAAGATTAGAATTTAACTGCATGCTAGTATTGTTAGTAACAAGAACAACTTGTTTCTGTTCAGAGTAAGTAGCAGTAGCTGAAAACTGATGACCGATTTCTGAAGAGCCCGAGGCAATATTAATTGGTGTAGTGTTACCAGCACTGCTTACTAGTTTGAAACCAGAGCTGTTGGCAAGATATGTGTAATATGTCGCGCCACTAGCAAGGTTTGCGATTGCAGAGTTACCAGAAGCGACAGTATAAAGAACAGCTGTATTTTCTGGGAATGGATTGTTAGATATGATAATAAAATCAGCCGCTGTGTTTACAGCTGTAGCAGGATCAATGTTGGCTGAAACGTTGTTAGCTTCAACGTAAACATAGTCTCCAACGCGGAAATCTGAAACGAACTGAGTAGCTGTGCCAGTTACAGAGTTAGAAGTAAATGAGGTGTTTACTGTTCCAGTAGCTGCAGCAGAAGAAACAATATTGACTGAAGGCACAACTGTAATATCTAACATTTGCGCGCTTGAAAGTGTAGCGCTATTTCCATATGGGAAAAATTCATTAGCTACAGTAGAATAATTGATAGTTAGAACGCCATTGTTAGCCATGCTAACAGTGTTGTTAGAAGTTCTATACTGATAGCTAACATTATTTGCATTCAGTAGCGTAGTACTGCTGCCACTCTTAAACAAGAGAGTAGAATTTTCAGGAGATTTTACAATAGCTACATTAGCAGCTGTTACTAAATCTGCTTCTAAAACTAGGTCGGCGACGCCCTTTACAGTGGCGCTGGTGTAATAAACACTTTCTGCGTCTTTAAAGTTTTTACCTGCAGCTGTAGTAATATTAAACAGATACATTCTATATGTTGCATCTGCAGTGCCTGGAGTTCCGCTTTCTAAAACAATAGAGCGTATACGTGCAGTACCAATAACGTTGCCGCCTGGAACTGTTACACTAGTTAATGCGCTTGTAATATACTGTTTTGCAGTGTCATAAAATGTTACTTGCGCACCAGTTTGGAATGGGAATGCACCACCCATTTCCTTAATTCTGATGTAATTGCCATAACTCAAACTGATTACAGCGTTATTTGTAGTTCCAGTATCGATACCAGCGTCAACTGTTTCAAAATAATTGTCGACAGTTTCTACACGATAACCGCTAATGTATGCCTTGCCTGGATCTACAACAACAGAAAACTTAGCTGACTTTTCTGAATTGTTTGCAATCGTTCCTACTAGCGATCTATTTGTAGAAAGGAACTCGTCAATAACATAATCGCCCGATTCGTCAGAAGTACGACGAGCCAGTTCGTTATTGATTTCGTTGTAAACTGTATATGGAGTTTGTTTAAATGGTTTACCTTCGTTAAAATCTACGAGGCTGTAATATTCATCAGAAGCGTTAGCATCATCGGTAGTAACAACTGTTAACGCTGGTGCTAGCTTTAAACGATCAGCGCCAGGAGCGTTTTCGTTCGAAGTGCCAGTAACATTATCGAGCAATGAAGTGTCGATATTACTAGTAACAATGCTTTCATTAGTTTGGAATACAACCGATACGTTGTTTGGCTGATTGTTATACTTACTTACAATAACTGATTGTGGTAATACCTTTAGGAAATAGCCCTTTTGGTAAATGTAACCTTCTGTTACGCCCATAGAATAACCAGTTCCAGAAGCAGCAACTGTTGATGTGGCTCTTACTTTGGCAGCATAGTTAATCGCTAGCGCTTCGAAGTCAGTAATATTAGCGTCTGAATTGGCTGGTTTAATAGAAATATGCGGAAGAACAGTATAACCATAGCCGATGTTTGTAACAATAACTGAATCAACAAATCCGATAGCATCAGTAATTGGCTGCGCTGCAGCGTTGCGACCAATACTACCTACTATCTTACCAGTTGCTGAATTAGCGCTGTTTTTAACATTGATGTCGTTTGTAAATTCCCAATATCTAGTATTAGTTGGGTTAGTAGTTAAATCGATATCAAGAGGCTTTAATCCAACAACCAAACGAGTATTACCGAAATAACCGTTGCTGATTGAAATAATTTGCGCACGCGCCCCAGTGTTAGGCTGTTCCAGCGTGTCACCTACGACTAATGATCCAGAAAGAGGATCGACAATAACCGCGCTAGTAAATATTACGCTGTCGCTATTCGCGAATCCACTACCACCATTTAATACTGAAACACCAAAAATAGAATTATTGGCATTGGTGATAGTAATAATTTCGTTATTGCTGTATGATGTGGTGTTGTTATCATAACCACTGTTTACATACTTAATGTACAAAGTTTTAGTGTCTGGAGCAGTAGTTTCAAAACCATCTACTGCTTCAACGATACGAGCCTTAAGACCAGTGCTATCGCTTTGTGTAAACATTCCAACATAAGCGTTTGGTACCGTTGGAATACCATTTAGATCAAGGTCTTGAATACGTACGAAATTATACTGGTCATCAAAGCTAAAATTGACACCAGAAATAATAGCGCCCGACTTATAAATGTTCGAGCCGAATTGCTCAATCTGATTCTGTACAATAGCCTGGAGCTGATTTAATTCGCGAACCTGTACTGAAACACCTGGCTTGAATAGGATTCTGTAAAAGCTCTTATTCTCATCGTAATCATCAAAGTATGGGGAAACACTAAGGTTAGTTTTTAATGACATGTGCTTCGAGACCTTTTTTAAAATTCAAAAATAAGTTTAAATGTTTCGGACTGGGTATTCGCTCTAGTAATAGGGTCCAAATTTTCCAAATAAAGAATCCTACCGCTATTAAATACTATTTCTGGAGAATATTTATCAGTCAAACTAGCGACCGCGCCAGAATTCGAACCAGTTATAGTGTTTGATGTATTAAAAATGCCATTTTGGTTTGTGACAAAAAAGCTAGTTATACCACCCAAGGTTTGAACGGAATGAAGAACGCCATTAGATGTATTGTTTGTTACTTGGGTCAAGGTTTCGTTTTCTACAAATGTTCCTGATAATACTGTTCCAGTATATCTATACGTAGCAACAAATGTATCAAATTGTTTTGCAGTATCACTAATTTCAATTGAAGTTATAGAATCAGTGTACGCCCCTGAAATATCGCCAACTACAGATGCATCATCTTTAATATGACCTCTTATATTAGAAAGCGTAATAGAACCAGCACTGGTTACGATTACTTCACCATAAGCCTGTGTATCTAAAGTATACATTTGCGCATTAGCGAAATCGTACAGGCTGCTGCTAGTAAATTCTACTACAGAGCTATTAACTACAGTTGAAACTGTGAAAAGTTGAGTTTGCGTTCCATCTGAAATAAACACTTTATCATTTGTATTTAAAGCAGTATCCAAAATTCCACCATATTCCACATTCGCTGATATTGAACCAACGCTCATATCTACGTGATTTTGAATGCGTTTTGGATAAAAGGAATAAGCAGTTTCGCCAGCTACAAACGAAGAAGTTGAGCTAGAAAAATTAATTGCTGCAGAAGTGTAAACAGGATTAAGTAGTAATCCTATCTGCCTGAACTGATTAGTTGAAGGAACGGTGTTGGATTCAGTAGTAGTAAACTTTACGCTTACTGCCGCTCTTGAAGAATACAGCTCATTTCCTGGATTAGAACCATGCCCACCAGGAGGCGAAAGAATAGGTCTTACGGCTGCAGCTGAAGTTATGCCAACTGATGGATGAGCGTATACGTTAGCCACAGCAATTTTATAACCAGCGCCAGGTTCAATCATTTCTACGCGAGAAATAGTATTTCCGCTAGTATTTACATACGCCCAAGCGATAGCATTAACAGTTTCAGTCTGATCGCCGTATATGTAAACACCTGGATAAATTGAGTAAGTTGAAGTATTATCTGGATCCGTAACAAAAGGATCAGTTAAAACAACATATTTGGTATTCGCTGTTCCTTCGTAAGCTATAATTTCGCGATACTGCCCAGAGCCAGTTCCTGATGTAATACCAAAGTAACAGCCTCGATAAAAATCGTCAGTCGAAGAAGCTCCAACAGCACCGCTTATTCCATAATATTGTGTATTAGAGTAAAGATGAACGTCTGATGATATGAAACTGGCGTCTTGAATGTAGTTGGAATAACCAGAACCAGTTACTGTAACCTTTACAGAATCTATAGACCCATCGATAGCGTTGTCGATTACTTGTGTGTTAGCAGTATATGGAATATATTTGTCGTTAGAAAATTTGTCGAATGTAGTGTTATTTACGCTATACATGTATTTCCAAGTATAGCCATCAACTGGACTATAAAAAATTCCATCTGTACCAACAGATGTTATGGATGGAGTTACTGTAGAATTAGCGCCATTGTTATTATTTAAACATTTGAAGATATTGTAAAACCCACCTTCATTAACAACAGCAAAAAAATCTTTATCACCAAGAGCTCTGTCCTGATCGTCATACATCTCATAAGGCTTATTTGATTCGTAATCAATACGACGAATCATTAATGAAACATCTGTTGATTGCACCTGTTTACCGAAAATCATGTTACGATAAACATCAATCGCAGTGTTACTCACATTATCATATATTGTTGGAATTGTATTAGTGTATGGTAAATGATTTCCAGCAAAAACGTAGTAAAAATTACCATTTACTCCAGTTTGAGAAAACGAATCAACAAAGTTTTCCGCTGCATTGTACTTGTAATAATTTGGAATCAGTGAAGTTGCCATAGATTATGATCCTATCGCAGTAAAATATACGTTTACTGAAGTAGCGTTAGAGGTACGAATCAGCGCTGCGGTAGTATTCGCATCAACAACAGCTGGAATTGTTGTTACTTCAGTGTTAGTTCCCGAAACTATAATCGAGTAAACAGCAGTGGAAAACGCTGAGGTAAACGAAATATTGCCGTCAGAACTGTTAGCCGAAACAACACCCCAATTCATTTTTAGTCCATTCGGAAGATATGTATATCCGTTGGCGGCGATAGTTGATGTACCGATTTTTACAGTGTTGGCAGCGAATACGTTATTAGTTCCCGTAAAATAAAGATTGCCCGAGAGAGTACGCGATGCGTTGTTTTGAACATATGACGCAGCAGCCACGCTACCAAGATAATTTGAATTATTTGCTGTACCAGTAAAAGCTGTAGAATTAATTGTTGTGTTAACCGAAGAATTACCAACGAATAATCCAGTAGTGTTTACTATAACATTAGCGCCAACATTTAATGCAGTTGGCGTAAGGTTTGCTGTTCCCGAAGAATTAGCGATTTGAATTGTAGTAGAGTTTGCAACTGTAATAAAAGTTGAGTTGCCAGTTCTAAACCCGCTAGTGTTAGAAACAGAAGAATTTACAGTAGAATTACCAACTGTCAGTTTACCAGACATATCAAACGAAGAATACATTTCGTTGAAGTTGTCGTTAACCTTACTGAAAGCTGTACGAAGCGGATCGCCGTTACCGTCATTTGGTACACTGCCAATACCGATAATTTGTTTTGCCATTCCCTACTTCCTTAGATGTAATTCGTATCTGTTGTAATCGAGGTTGTATCGACGTTAACTGTGTTTTTATCAGCGGTAAAGTTGATCAATTCACTGTTAGAAGATACGGTTGTGTCAACCGAAATAATTGAAGATCTGACTGTAGCTGCAAAATATTTAGTGCCTGCAACGTGAAGCAGCTGCTTTAGCATCGCTTCATATTTATCAAGCGTCACAGAGGAACGGATTTCGTATGAAAAGTCCTGGTAATAATAGCTATCCTGGAGCTTTTTATCGTCGCTCAGGAATCCATCCTGGGTTCTATATCTGCCTAGAGATTTACCCTCGCGCCCGCGAGCCTCTGTATTAGCAGTTCTAGTTCCGAGAAACATCGACGCTGAACCGACTCTTTCGCCATCCAAAGAAGCAAAGGAGCCAACTTCAAGATGACGATATCCTACGCCCGAATCTATAACTTCTATTGCAGTTACTGAACCGTCATCAGAAACAACGTTAGCATTTACAACAGCATTAAGACCCATTGGTTCAGTAGATTCATCTATAAACACGAGATCGACATTAGCCTGCGAACCAGATCCTGTGCCAACTACTATAGTGTTTGCAGCTGTATTAGAAAATGAATTTTCAAAACTTAGAGATCTGATATAAACTGTGCTGCTGTTTGCGCTTTTAACTAAACCCTTTGCTCCAGTATTAGGCTGGCGAATTATCTCATCAACGAAGAAACCACCAGTGCTGTTACTGATTTTTATATACAAATCTTTTTTATTATACTGAGAAATCAAAGGTTCTTTTATTTTTACAATCGGGTCAATGTTATAATCCTGACCAGAATTTATGCCAGTAAGAGCTGTAATTGTGCCGATTGTTATAGCGTCGTAAGTCAGAGAATCACCAATTATAGAATTTAAATTCGCTCCTACTGGAGCATTCATTGGTGTATAATTCGCAGCGCTAAGAGCTGTATTAACATAATCTTTAATAAAGTCAGTATCAATTTCTATTGTTTCTGGATTAGCTAATGTGTTTGCTATTAGGAAAGAAGCTAATGAACCAGTAGATATAGTTGTAATTACTGCATTAGAATAAACGTTGTTCTGATAATCCTTACAATAAATGTAATTACCGCTATTACTGAAAAACTGACCAGAAACATTAACAACGCCGAGATCAACACCAATTGATGTAACTACACCATTCGCGCCACTAGTTTGACCGTAAATGTTGTAGTTAGGTAAGAATAAACCAGTAATATCATTAACGCTTAACAAACCAGTTAAACCAGACGCGCTAATATCAGTAACTTTACCGCTGGCTGATATTAATCCTACATTAGAAAGCTGATATACTGTTTCGTTGTTTGTAAAAGGTAAAGTATTAGCATAATTAATACGAATAGTATCTGCTATCCCAATAACTGTGGCTGTTTCTGTTAAATCAGTATAACCACTTGGTCCAATGTTTGCGCTTTTTGCATTAGAAGCAGTATAATAAGCATTGACGCTACTTGCACCGCCCGCGACTAAATTACCAGTAAGAATTGTAACATACACATTACTTGAGGCAGTATTTCCTATTACTCTCTGAATAGATCCTTCGCCCTTTACGACGCCATTTGAATAATAGGTGTACAGCGTTTCGCCAGTGACAAATAAAGAACTAGAATTGATTACATTAATTCTTGTTTGATCTTCAGTAATAGTATCGAAGTCACCAAAATACTTGTTGTTGACTATTTGCGTGTTAACTTGGACGTTTGATAATCTTAAAACTTTTTCAGAAACATATATGTTCGCACTGGTGGTGTAACCAAAACCACCATCAATTAAATCGAAATCAACTTTACCAGTTACTTCGGCAATTTCAGTAACACGACCCTTCGCGCCTATACCTTGATCTGAATTGATGTTTACAATATCACCAACAGCAAAACCCTGGCTGCCACTCAATACTTGAACATTAGTAAGAGAACCGATAATTCTAGGATTATTTTTAATTGCTATTTGACCAGCTGTCTTAATTAACTCGCCAGTAATAAAGTGTTTTCCTGGCACTATACTGGAAATTATGAATACTTCAACGTAAACGCCTTTTACCTTTTTGCGAACAAGTTTTTCTACGAATGCAGTGCATCCAGACTGCACTCCTTCAACCTGTTTACCAACGAATGTAATATTGATTGGTGCTGGCGAAACTTCAATATAATACTGCTCATACCAATCGCCACTCGACAAACGAAATATGTCGCGACTTGGAAGGTATACTTCGGCTGGTGTATCAAACACCACTTTAAACATTAGATCGATCGCGCGAGGCGTACCTTTTGCACGATAAAGATCCAAACTGTGTTTAACCATTCGCTTGGTTGAAGCAGCAGTATTGAACTGAATATTTTTCAGATATTTTTCTTTGAAGTAAACAAGAAACCGATCAACTGTTGAATCGATATCTTTATATTCTGAAAGGCGACGAGAATGATAAAGAGTCTGATCTTCTGACTCCATCCAGCTGAAATAAGTTTTGACAAACTCAACTAGTAATGGATTATCTTCCGTATAAAAAAACGGAAAATGTGTTTGAATTAAATTCGTTATCGTTTTTTCTGTTATAAGCATTATTCTCTAACTGTTCTTACGTTAACTGTAAGCTCGTCCAATCCAAGCGTAAAAATATTATTTCCGATTACTGAAATATCATCAAACTCTGGCAATCCATAAATTCTAAGCTCACTACCCTCAAACGAATCAATATTAAAATCGAACAATTTAATTTCGCCAGTAGAATAATTTACAGTGCCAACCTGTTTTACTACTGCATGAGTTCCACGATTTGATGTAATCAAATTAATAATACCGTCGCCGTTATCTTCTAATTCAACAAGCTGACCATTATATGTAAATTGTGTAGAAGAAACAGCGTGAATGTCGTTAGCTGGGTGAGAGCTTCCTAATTCTGGAACAGATGACAGTAAAGGCACACCAAATCTAATGGTTATATTTTGATTTACACCAAGGAATGGTACTATCTTTTTATAGATTTCTAAATTGGTTTGGTTACTTACAATACTAGTATCTGAAGCATCTATCGCTGCTACTAGTTTTGATTTTCTTAAAATAACATTGAAATCGTCAAGGTTATTGGTATTGAATGTTCTTATTGTATTAATAACAGAATTTTTAATTTGATCTGGGCGCGCTGTTGTTACGTTGATATTGTAATTAACAACCGATGTAAGTTTCAAATATAAATTTTCTGGAGTGATGAAAATAGCATCAATTGACAATGGAGAACGAGGTTCTAGATACTTAATGTATTCTTGTTTTTTTGCGTCTGGCAATCCATCAACGTCTTTAAGTTTTACAGAAACATATACTTTACCATATAATGGTGGATCGAATGTTTCGCCACCGAAAACGGAAATAGCTTGAATTTCTGGAAATGCGTTTTGTAATAGAATTTCATAATCAGAAGTTGTAACTGCGCGTTCCTGCGTTTGGAAATAACGTGGCGCTTTGTAACGAATAGCCTCTATATCTTCAGCGTTCGACCCGCCGTAAGTACCACCATCAACATTTAGATCAGCTTTAATTGTGCTGATATCTGTCATAGTACCATTGCTAGCTCCAACCACATCAGTATCTAGTTTAAACAATACTACACCATTACCAGCTTCGCCTCTTGTAACGCGATATTCAACAGTGACAACTGCACCATTGCGTGGGCGGCGACCTATAATATCGTCGCCAAAAATTACCTCATACTTTCCATTTTCTGCTGGCTGTAAGAAAAATTTAGTATCAGTATTTTTCACATCTAAAAGAGTCGAAGAGTAAATGTACCTCAAGGTTGAAGAACCCGAGTTTTCAGTTACTGTAACACTTATGCTGTCAGTATCGATAGAGCTGTCAGTTAGTACGAAACGTTGATTTTCAAAAGAGTAATCAACTACGAATGTGTCTGTCTGATAGTCGCCCTGATATACAAAAAGTTGATTATCTGGGTCAATATAGCTTGGCGAACCATCTTCTGGATATATTCTCGAAGAAATGTAAAATTTATTAGAATCGTAATTTTCAGCTTGAGTATTTGATTCGTATACAGGTGTGTTGTTTATATACGCTGTGTCAGTTACAAAATTATATGAAACGCCTTTAGTAATGCCACTGAATCTGGTTCCTTTTGGTAAAACCAGAGTAGTCAATTCTTTATTGGTGTAAATGATAAAAGGTTCTAAAGCTATACGCGAAGATTTAGCTGATCTTGGAAGATAGTTAAGTTCTTTAGCATGAGATATTACGCTGTCGCGCATCTGAGCTGAATCCAAAAACGATTCAGAAGCCACCATATTTAAATAGAAAGAATTAAGAAATGTATTGTAAGATAATACGTCCAACAAAATGTTGATGTTGGATCCTTCGAAATCGTAGTCTTTGAAAATGTCTTGCGACTTCAAAAATTCTTTCAGGCTATTTTTTGTTGTATCGAAATCGAGGGATACAAGATTTAGCGTACTATTGGCTGCCATTTATCGGACTCTTCTAAGAATTAAGTTTAATGAAGCAGATGCACCTGTATTTATTATGCTAAAAACGATTGTAACAGCGACCGCGTTTTCGTCGTTTTCCATACCCGAAACTTTAACGTCTATCAAATTTACTCTTGTTTCATAATAAGTGATTGTGTTTACAATATGATCTCTTATGTCATTAAGCACGAACCCATCCAGTGGTTCGAACAAACTTTTATAAACATCAGATCCAACTGTAGGATTGAAGAGTTTTTCGCCATAGTTAAATGTAATCAAATTTTTAATAGACTGTTTTATAGATTCATCATTAGTTACTCTGGCTATATCTCCAGATAAAGGATGCAATAGCAAATTATTAACAAAGTCGCTATAGATAATTGGCTGTTTCTTGTTTAATGTTTCTTTAGCTGCTCTTGACATTACCCACCTGCGAATACGTTGCCTGAACCCGACGCTGAGTGACCGCAGCTAGCTGCATCTCCTGCGCGACATACACCTATGCCATTTACGAATACCGTTGAACTTTTACCAACCATAACTGGCGCAGGAGCGTGTGGTCGTCTACCATGCGCCGCTACCAGATCGCCTCTACGAACTGCACCCTTTGAGTTGACGAACACATTGCCCGAACCGCCAACTAAAACACCACCAGCTGCGTCTTGCCCCTTGCGCGTAATTCCTGGCATTAGAATTGCCTAAATGGTTCGACTTTGGTCATCATCGCAGCAATCGCGTTATTTGCTTCGGTTTCCTTTTCGTCATTAACATAGTTTTTAGTATCAAGGATAGCGCCTTCCTCAGCATACAAACGATAAAGCGAAACAGCGCCAAAAGATTCGTATGGGCTAACGATGTGCATACCATTGCCACTAGCCAGTGTTGCCATCGTAGTAGAATTGGTTCTTATAACTGAAACATTCGCACTCATATTTTCTAATGTAGTTTTAATGGAAGCAACATTCGCCGCTAGATTTTCTAAAGCATCAGCCATTCTACCGTAAAGAGTCGCGTAGTTAATCGCAATTGCTGCGCCAGTTCCGCCAGTTTGTTCGCCGACGATTACCGTTACACCATTGGCTGTTTGTGTTGTTAATGTTACTGACATCTTTTTTCCTTACGGGTTCAGATCGATCTTTGGCGCCTTCATCGTGGTAGTGCTGCCAGAAGTTGTTTCGAACGTAGCGCCCATTCTCATTTTAGTTGCTGCAGAAGATTCGGTCATTATATCACCACCTTCCGCTTTTACTGACATACCAGCCCCAGCTTTTAAATTAATATTGCCACCAGCATTTAAACCAATATCGCCGCCTGCATCTATATTAACATGTTCGCTAGCCGAAATCGTTACGTTTTTAGCCACAATATAAAGGTCTTCAATAATCACGATAGAAGCGCCTTTGTTTACTGCCATTGCTAATTCCTCAGCAATAGTTTCAGTTTTGGCGCCATTTACTTCTACGTGTTGATTTTTACCAATCGAAACGCGAAGGTTCCCATTATATTTTATATCACTATTTTCATCAACTGTTTGTGTAAAACCACCAGTATTATATTTATACTCGCGCCCAATAATGTTGTCAACCTTGTCGCCCTTTGCGCTAAATTCTGTATAGGAACCCGATTTATGCCCTATACGAATACGCTCTTTACCTGGCGTGTCATCCCACTCCATTTCATGACCAGATTCAGTAGTCATTTTTTTGTTATAATAATACTCTGCTTCATATTCAGTTTCTGGGTGGCGCTGTTTCGGAGCTTGATCGCCGTTACCTACTGCCATGTTACATCCTTAAAATCTAATACCAATACCAGAAACATTGAACCCAATGCCTGGAACTGCGTTGATATTGCCATAAATGACTCGAGTGTTTAGTATTGGAACGTTTACGCTGAGAACGCTGTTATTGAGAGAACTAATTCTAGCTGGTGGATTAGTGTAACTCAGTGGCGTAATAATCGTAGGACTTACATAAGTTCTAGAAACTGCCAGCGGAGAAAGAGGAGCTGCAATTAATGGATTTCTGTTGAGAGCAGCTGCAGCTGTCAATACACCAGCAGAAATACTTATTGCTGAATTCAATAACGAAGCTGGTGTGTTAAACGCGCCAATTCTAGCACCATAAACAGAAGGAACAATATTAGCTCTTCCGCTTATGATAGCTGCAGCGCCAACAACATTATTGATAACACCAGCGATGTTGCCGATTTTTTGTAGTACTTGATTTATTTCGCCAGATCCAGCTGCACGGAATGGGGCTGCTTGTAATCCAGCAAATGCTATTTGTGTTTGACTTCTAAGATTGTTAGCAATCGCAACAGCTACGCCGAAATTTTGAGTGAGTGGTCCTAGTAATCCAGCCGCCTTTGATGCCAAACTTGTTAAACCAGTAATTCCACCCAAACCATTAAGAACTGTTTGTAACGGATTTCCCCCACCAAATGCGTTAGCTATAAGATTAGAAGCCATACTTGCTGCTTGCACACCAGCCAATATTTTACTAGCTGTTGGAGAAAGCCCTCCTACTACTATACCTATTTGCGCCATATTACCACTGCCGATAAGAACGCCATTATTTAAAACTGTACCATTACTAGATATAATATTACCATATCTGTCGTATCTATGACTGATATTGATAACAGTGTTACCAAATCTGGCTGTGACGCCTTGCGTTCCATTCATAACCATATTAACTGGCACACCGCCAAAAGTTTGAACAAGAGTTGTGGCTGCTACTTGATTTACTACTCCTGCAATCTGACCTACTTGTCCGCCCGTTACTTGACTGATAACACCACTAACGTTAGTAACTGTTGCCAGCAAACCAGTAATCGACAATTTTCCACTGGTCAATGCCTGAAAGTTTGCAAGTAGAGAACCAGCAACGCCAAGAGTATTAACAATAGATTTCATGCCATTAATCGCGCCAGGTATAGCGCCAGATATATTTGATGGATCTATTTTTTTAATAGCGTCTAAAACTGGTTCGCCCTGGAATGGCACATCACCAATTGTTTTTTTATCTTTATGATGTTGACCATCCTTACCTACTTCTTCAGTAAGTCGTTTCTTAAGAACATCATTTTTATCACCGCCGCCAGTATCTTGAGTTCTTGCACCTTTCGGCACATCGTTTTTTGTGGTATCAAGATCAGTGCCATCATCGCCAGAGTCAGTACCAGCTTTATGTAATATTCCGAAAAGAATTGGCATCGTTTCGTCTTTATCTGCATAAAAACCAACAACGATACTATCTTTTTTCAACCCAACTGGAGTTGCTCCTACGCCTTCTTTTGACGCACCAGTTCCTAATGGAAGAAGAGGAACTGCCCATGGAAGTTTATCATCTGGTACGTTTTGCTCGTCATCATGTTTACCGAATATACGAACCTGTACACGACCAGATTGTGTGTTATCTTTTTTGCCCTGTTTGCCATCGCCGCGATTGACAACCTTAGCGAGAAACCATTTAAAATTTGAACCAAGCGATCGCTCTGTCATGAATTAACATCCTCATTATACGACGCTTTCATGCATTCTAAAATGCTAACATATCTCGGGCGTTCAGCTGGTTTACCAACTTGATGGTGAACAGCTGTTACGAGCATATCGCCCGTAATCGCGTAATCAAGACCTGGATGGACAGTTGTGTCTGCCTTCTTTATGATTTGAGCTGTGACCATTACACCAGCTTTGTAAATTGTGTCGCCCACAACAGTCATGCGTATGGATCCACTCGCGAGCGCGTCCGCGTATGCACGCTGCTTTGGTGTTTGTTCTGGAATATAAGATTTACCACCAAGACCAACTTTCTTTTCATTAGCAACTGGAAGAACGCTGATCAAACCTGGCTTTTCTTTGTGCTTACTTTCATAACTACTTTTTATTCTATTTTTACCTGGTTTCGCAGTTCCTTTTTCTGGGTCATCAATATCTTTTTTCTTATAATCCAAAGTGAATAGATTGAATGTATTGTATTGACTCTTTTGTGCACCAGAAGCTGTTGAACGAGAAACGTCCATCTGCTGAGGTACTTTTAACTGTAAAATGTTATTAGCTTTTGATCTTAAAAAATTATTACCAACTGTATTATCCTGAATTAATGTTCGAACTATTTTTCTATCTCTAATGATTTTTTCTAAAGTTACGAAATGAAACCCATCAGAGTTTTCGTAAAACACATATGTTGATGATTCATTTTGAGGAGAAACACTGCGGCGACGAATCATATCGATAGCTTGGAAAGGTTTTTGAGTTGGCACTACATATTTTTGCATGCCCTTAGTTTGTTCTACCTCGAGCTTCTTACTGCTTTTTAAAAACTCTTTGAATATGTCTTCAACCATCTGCGAAAATTGTTTGTTGTCATAAACTTTTGTTACATACTTGTCGCGAGCATTGAAAATTTCTTCAGAGGCTGCTTCAATAATATATGATTTAGCCTTTTGACTTGGTAATGGCTCTGAATCTTTAATCTTATTGAGGATTAGTTTGTACTCTGCTAATTGCCCACCAGGAGCTTTAAATGATATGTTAACTGGTTCGCCACCAGCTATTTTTTGCTGACCTAGAAAATCGCCAGTATCTAACAGAGTTATAGTTGCTAAAACACCAGGCGTAAAAACACTTTCGTAAATGTCGAATGAAATGAAAGTATACTTAAAGTCGATAGACCCAACTTTAAGTTCGTATACCAATATATCGCCTGGATTATAACCAGTCATGGATTCAGTTCTCTTTTCAATTGTAGCGCTGTGTCTAGCGCAAGAGAAGGACTTACTACTTTGATTAATTTTTTACCAGCATTTTTAATGTCTTCAACATCGTAATACGTAACTGCTGACCAAAAAGATTGTTCTTCTAAAGGTATATTTCTGGCAACTAATGTAGATGATGTTACGTTAGCTGTATTGCTACCATAACTTATAGTTCCATTACTAACTTCTGGTGAACCAAAAACTTGGTGAATACGAACTAAAGAACTGTTCGCGAACAATACTTGTCCGTTAGCAACGTCAAATGATAAGGAATTGGCTACCGTAACTTTATCGTCTAATACTAAAGATATATCTGCGTCAACTTTAAGTTCCCAAATTTGATTGGTGTTTACAATCCAATCAGCTTCTCTACGTTTATATTCTAAAATTGTATTAGCAGCAAATACTGGCTCGTAGTATTTTTTAGCATAATCAGCTAATGTGTTATTGTAATAAGAAACTGAAAGCACCGTATTATCATCATACCAATTGTTAGACCAATATGCTACTTTACCTTGAGCGTTTTCGTAAGAACTATATTTTTGCAAAATATATTGTTCGAAGTCATACTGCCCTAAGAACCAATCATAGTATGGATCCACTATTCTATTAGACATATAAACCAACCAGCTCATATACTGGTCGCCATACAATTCATATGCAACGTTGTCTGGTCTGAAAGTATCTGTTAATTCATAAAAATTAAAATTTTCTGGTTTGTCGTATACCTTGTCAATGATTTTTGTTCTTACCATGAGGTTTTTAGATTCATAGCCATTATAGGTTACTGTTGGGAACTTTTCGAAATATCTTTCCATTTTATTTTCTCGTTAAATTTTTTGGAACATTCTTTGATTGTCGCCCTTGAGGAAGTATTCTACTTCTTTTACCGACAAACGAAAATCTATAGATGTTGGATTGCCGTTCCTGAAAAACGATGGTGCACCATCTGGTGCGAAATTGAAGGAAGAATTTACGATAACACCATACTTAAATGGATATAATGACTCTTGTCGAGCCTTGATAGAAACTTTAACTAGGCTTGGGTAAGCAAGCACAGCACCACCAGCTCCTTCGCTTCTTTTTGGAAGCTGATGATATTTTACTGATTTGTAAATGTTTTGAATTGCTGCACTTTCTGTTGGATTTCTTGGCGTTAATCTCCAAGCAAATTCGTATTCTCTGTAGTTTGGATTCTTAAACAACACTGTTAAAAATGGGTTGGCTGTTATACCAAACATGGCTCCAACCAATCCTTGCCCAGTGCCGCCTAGTGCAGCAGCCACACCACCTACAGCTCCAGCACCAGCAGCATTTAATGCTTTATCGAACAAAGCGCCACCTGGCGCGTTGCCAGCGACAGCATTCGTCGCACCACCCAAAGAGGTTGTTAATGCCTCTTCTCCATAATTTACGCCTTGAGCGTCTACCAAGTTAGCAGCTATAGGTAATCGTATTTTCCCTCTTGGTAATGCAGTACCTATTGAGTTTAGATTTTGTCGACTATATTCAAAAAATTGAATTTCCATATAGTAGTCGCGGCTAAGATTGGAAGGAAAAACATGAGTTCCAGTATTCATACTAGAAGTCAGCGAACCGATATCTATACCGATTGTTTTACCAAACTCATTGAGACCTTGCAATACGCTGTCTAACATTTATTTTCCTTGATAAATAGCTTAGTACTGTTATTTATTGAAGATTTTGGAACATGGCTTACAAAGGTTACTTCAGACCAAAACAACCTCAAAAATATCGAGGCAATCCCTCAAATATTATTTATCGCTCCCGCTGGGAACTTAAACTTATGATGCATCTGGACGAACATCCTGATGTTGTTGAGTGGAGCTCCGAGGAGTTTTTCATTCCATACCGATCGCCAGTAGATGGCAAATTACATAGATACTTTCCCGATTTTTATGTCAAAAAGATAAATAAACAGGGGTTAATAGAAACAGCAATTATCGAGGTTAAACCGTTAGCGCAGACTATGGAACCTAAAAAGCAGCCAAAGCCCTCTCGAAAGTATATTACTGAGGTTATGACATACGGTGTAAATCAAGCAAAGTGGAAAGCAGCGCGAGAGTTTTGCGCTGATAGAAAATGGTCATTTCATATCTTTACAGAAAAAGAGTTAGGTATTAATTTCTGATGGTTGCTTACGTTTTCCAACAATTAGCCAACAGAGGCGCAAGAGCGGGCGTAGATTCCCTAAGCCCAAAAGATGCTATTGCTTGGTATCGCGGCGAAGCTCAAAAAATAACTAACGTAAACAACAATCGTTTGATGAACGACAAAGAAAATGTCAGATCAGGTATACGTACAGCTGATATTGGCAAAATGTTTATGTTTTTTTATGATCCAAAACTGAAGAAAATTCTCCCATACTACGATAAATTTCCTATGATTATGTTGGTCAATGTAGATCAGGATGGATTCACTGGTTTGAATCTCCACTATTTGCCGCCAAAGCTGCGCGCCCAACTGATGGATGCGCTATACACTCTCCGCAATAACAATAAATACGATGATAGCACTAAGCTGCAAATTTCATATGAGATTTTGACCAGCGCTAGTAAGTTTCGTTATTTCGCACCGTGCTTTAAAAGGTATCTTTACGGGCATGTACAGAGTAATTTTCTGTATGTTTCGCCCGAAAACTGGGATAAAGCATTGTTGCTACCAACTGAAAGGTTTGCAAAAGCCAGCGCAGCAACAGTACAAGCGGAATCACAATCAATGGTTAGAAGATAATGCCTTTTAGTATCGATCAGTTTACATCAAATTTATCGCGTAATGGCGGATTATTGAAAAATAATCGATTTGTCGTACGCGTACCTATACCAAATATTTTAACTGGCAGATCAGTAGGTGGCGTTAACACAGCTCAAACTGGTCGCATCCTAGAGTACTATGCAGAAAGCGTATCTGTTCCAGGTATCAGCCTACAGACTTCTGAATTGCGCCGCCAAGGTGTTGGTAACATCGAAAAGATGCCATTTGGTGCAGCGTTTACTGATTGTAATGTCACATTTCGCATTGATCAAAAAGCTCAAATGTGGAATATGTTTCAGGCTTGGATGGACACAATATACAATTATAATTTGGGTCGAGGAACAGAGTTTGAGTTAGCTTATAAAGATGAATACGCATCAACTTTGACCATTTTCGTTTACAATGAAATTAGACCAGATTACCCAACAATGATTATCGATTTGGTTGACGCATTCCCAGTTTCCATATCTGACATCAGTTTAAACTGGGGCAGTAGCGACTTTATGCGTTTGAATGTTAGATTTAACTTTTTCTCTTGGAATGAACGTAACGTTGGAGTCGGTGGCGCTCAGACGTTTAGATCTGTTGGCGATAGATCTGCTGCAATTGAAACTGCAGTATTTCGAGGAGACCAATCGCTTTTCGGTGGATAACTTATTAAGAGGTGTGAACTATGTCTTTACCTAAAATTATGTACCCGCAGTTTGATATTCTTGTGCCTTCATTGAACAAAAAGATGAAGTTTAGGCAGTTTCTAGTCAGAGAAGAAAAAATACTTCTTGTAGCAAAAACAAGCAACGAAGATAATGACATTTTAACTGCCATAAAACAGGTAGTAAACAATTGTTCTATGGATCCTACGTTTGACGTAGATACTATTTCTGTTTTCGATCTGGAATACTTGTTCCTTAAAATTCGTTCTTTGTCAGTAAGCAATGTAATTAAACTTTCGTACAAAGATTATGAAGACGAAAAACTATACGAATTTGAAATTAATCTTGACGAAATCGTTTTGGAAATGCCGAAGGATGTTTCTAATAAAATTAGCATCATAGGTAAAAATGGTATTGTAATGAGGTATCCTCCAGCCAGCATTTATTCTGATAAAGAATTCCTTAATGCTACGCCAGAAGATGCAGCAATAGAATTGATTGTTCGCTGCATAGATAAGATCTATGACGAAGAATCGGTTTACGAACCTAAAAACTTTTCGCGCCAAGAACTATTAGATTTCATCAATCAAATCGATATTAAGACATTTGAAAAAATCAATGAATTTTTGGCAACAGCTCCAAAATTAAAGCATACAATTACATACAAAAATTCATTTGGTAATGATAGAAAAATAGAGTTGAGTTCTCTCAACGATTTTTTTATGCTGCGCTGAGTCACAATACTCTTGAAAATTATTATGCTTCTATATTTTCCTTGGCTCAGCACCATAAATATTCGATAAAAGAAATTGAGGATATGGTGCCTTACGAGCGTGATTTGTATTTTTCATTTTTAATGGATTACCTCAATAAACTAGAGGAAAGAACTAGAAATGCCTAAATTCGGATCACCTGACGATGAACCAGCGGTAGCCAAGCCAGCAATGGATGAGCTACCACCTCCTACTAAACCATCAGTAGTTGCTGCATCAGCTTCGTATACTGCTAGCGCGCCATCATATTCATATTCTTCACCAGCGTCATCAGCACGTCCAGTAGAATCTGAAGCGGCGCAGCTAGCTCGTATTGAGCTAGAGAAGAAGCAATGGGAAGCACAGAACGCAAAGCAAGAAGAGCCATGGATGAAGTCTATGTGGCGTCCTGCCATGGGCTGGCTCTACATGGCTATGTGCGCTTGTGACTTCATTGTGTTTCCTATCATCTCAATGTTTATGCCACAGTTCGTAAAAGGTATGGCGTATATTCCATGGAAGTCGCTCACACTGGATAACGGTGGATTGATTCATATGGCATTTGGCGCAATTCTTGGCGTTGCTGCGTGGACTCGCGGTCAAGAGAAAATCGCAGGTAAGCAGTAATGATTGCAAATTTGGCAACAGGTGTAGGTGGTATTGGCTTAGATATAGCTAAAACAGCTGGCATGAATTTTTTGAAAGGGGCTGTCGGTGGAACAGCCGCTGGCGCTATAGCAAACAATTTCAGCAGCACCAAAACTGGAGCCAAAAAAACTGGTAGACAAAGTGGTGAAACTGGCGATAGCGGAAAAGATACTGTAAGAGCTGTCAGAGATCTTCAATCAGATTTCAATGAACAAGCTGGTGACTTGAAAGATATCAGCGCTGGTATTAATAATATGGGAGGCGCTCTTAATAGCATCGACAGAACTCTTAAAAATATCGAAGCTAAAATACAAGGGCAAGGGGTTAACACTCCAAAAAGTTCTGTCGCAGAAAATGCTGCTCTTATAGCTGGTATTTCTGCAGCTGCCAGAATGTTCGGAAGAGCCATACCAGCCATTGGTGCAACAGCGACTGGTGTTTCTGAATATATGGAAAGCGGAAACGCTGGTAGAGCAGTAGCCTCTGGTGCTGGTACGTTAGGCGGAGCTTTAGCTGGTAGAGCTGCAGCTGGCGCTATTGGAGCAGGTATTGGTAGACTTGCTGGTGGTGTTTTAGGTGGCGTTGCTGGTCCAGCGGGTTCTGCAGTTGGTCTTGTAGGTGGTGGTTATTTGGGAGATAAGGCGGCGACTGCTATATACGATGTGGGATCTGCTATATACAATTCAATTTTTGGCGACAACAAAAGCAACAAAACAGATGCAATGGCTGAATTGTCCGTAAAGGAGCAACAGCAAAAACAAAAAGCAGCTGCTGAAGTAGAAAAACAATCTATCAATTTCAATTCTCGAGAAATTATTTTTAAAGCAGACAGTATCAAGTTTGAAACTGCTGGTGGCCAACCATCTGCAGGTGCAAGTTTTGGTGGTTCAAGTGGTTCAGCTCCTGGTGGACCTGGTCCTAGTGCAGCTCCTGGTGGACCTGGTCCTAGTGCAGCTCCTGGTGGACCTGGTGGTTCTTCATACGTTCCAGGAGCGGGAACTGGGGGCGGTGGCGCTGGCGGTGGTAGATCCTCTGGCGGCGGTAGTGGTTCATTCGCCGCCAAAGATCTTCCGCCAGAAGCTCAAGCTCTTTTAAGTACAATCTCTTCTGGCGAAAGTGGTGGTAGATACGATATTATCAATTATAAGGCGCCAGGTGGCGGTGGTCGACCATCATATTTTCAGGGTACAAGGCATCCATTTGAAGGACGTTTCGGTAATACTGCTTCTGGAAGATACCAGTTTCTATGGTCTACATGGGAAAAAGAAGCAAAAGCTATGGGCATAGACCCACGCGAGTTTACTCCTGAAAACCAGGATAGAGCTGCATGGAGTCATGCTCAAAGAATTTATAGACAAAAAACTAGAAGAAACCTCGCTGAGGATATGAAAAATCCTGAAATGCATGGTTATATTAGTAGCGTTTTAAGACCAACATGGCATGGAATTGGTGGTGGTGGTCAAATGACCAGAGAACTAGCGAAAGCTAGTGGCGCTGGAGGCGCTGGAGCGGGTGGTTCAATTACAGCAGCTACTGGAGTTCCTGGTGGCGCTGCTGTGCCATCAACACCTAGCGGTGGTGGTCTTTCTAGAACTGAAATGAGTGCTCTATTTGGCGCTGGAGGAATGGCGGGTCGTCGTGTTATGGCTGCTGGGGAAGGCGGCGCTGGAGGCGTAAGACGTGGTTATAGTCCAGAAGTCGAAGCTGCAGCAGCGCAAGCTGGAATTGCAACTCGCGGTCGTTTTCTAAACCAAGGTCAATTCGGTCCTTTCCAACCAAAAGGTCCAGTTGAAGAAGCAGCAGCGCAAGCTAGAATTGCTATGCGAGGCAGATTTTTAAATCAGGGGCAATTCGGACCTAATTTACCACCACCAACAGATTACGGCAGTTCGGATGCAGCATACAGAGCGCAAGAAGAAGCTGCAGCAGCAAGCGCAGCAATGGGCGCTGGTGGAATTATATCAACTGCAGATGAAGTTCAAAGAGACGCGACTGCGACTGACAAAATTCTTAGTAAGTTTAACGCTCAGAGAGTAGCTGATAAAGAGGCAGCTGCTGCAGCTGCCGTAGATCCTGAAACGATTGGCGCGTTTGATGCTAAAAAATGGTCGGAGGAAAGACAAAGAGGTTGGTTAAATGCACCAGAAAATGCTGATTCTTTAAAGTGGGCGGAGCAGCAAAAAGCAAAAATGGATGCTGAACGAGCATCAATGGATGCTGAAGCTGTGGGTGGTGTGACTGGTTTTGACGCTAGAGCTTGGGCTGCTAAAACTAATGCTGATGCGGAACAAAGAAGAAGAGATGCAGAAGTAGTTGCTTCTCAAACTGGAGCAGGTGGATTTACAGAGGGAAGCTCTCAAGCTGCTATAGATGCTGCTCTAGCTGCTAAAGCAAAAGGTCCATTGGTTCCTATGGTAGATCCTACAACTAGTGGTGAAGCTGCTTCTAGACTTAATATATCAGCGATGGAAACAGAAGCATTTAGAATGAAATCGTATCAGGCTGAAACAAATCCAGCCAGCGCTATGCAACAAGGTTTTGCTGGTAGTGGTGCTAATGAAGGTCTTGGAACTATTCAGAGCGGACCAGCTCTAGCGCCAGCAGATTTAATGAGATCTTATTTCGGCGACCAAATAAACATACCATAAAAAAGGGGAGCCGAAGCTCCCCAGTTTATTAATTGTTCACCAGCTTGTTGAAGAATGCCAAACTTTCATCGTCGTCATCCTCATCAAACTTCTGAGCTGGTGCATCCTTAGCCTTAAACTTCGGAGCTGCAGCCTCTTCCTTCCAAGGAAGATCCTCATCAGTGTCATTTTTGGCAGCAGTAGCACGAGCAGTAGCAGGTGCAACCTTACCACCCTCATCAAGTCCGAGAACCTTGTAGAGCTTCGCCTTCAACTCATCATAAGACTTGAAGTTGCTCGGCGCAAGGAATTCCTGCAGCGAATGTTCGCTCTTCCAAATACGCTCGAGTTCGGAGTCGTCGTCGAGTAGAGGACCAGTCGAGGCAAACTCTGATTTGTCGTAGTTGCGATAGCCTTCGACGTTGCGGATCTTGAGCTTGAAGTTAGCACCAGTCCACAGGTCAAACGGATTCATCGCATCCTCGTCAGCAAACTGAGGATTCATAGCCTCATTGAGCTTGTCGAAGATCTTCTTACCGTACTTGAAGAGGAATACCTTACCCTCGTTCTCGGGGTTCAACTGGTCAGTAATGACGTAGATATTGCTGACGAAGTGCAACTTGCGCTTCTGCTTGCGAGCAATTTCCTTGTCGGAGTCAAGACCAGAGTTCCAGAGCATCGTGTTGTATTCACCAACAGGATCGGTCTTGCCAATTGTGGTCAGCGAGTTCTCGATGTACCAAGAACCAGTCGGACCCTTGAAGCCATGTTCGAACATGCGAATGAACGGAACATCTTCGTTGCCTGGAGCGGGGAGGAAGCGAATAACGGCGTAGCCATTGCCAGCCTTGTCAACGCTAGGATACCAGAAACGCTCGTCCTTCTTGGACTCGCCCTGGGTATTGAACTTGTTAAGTTCTGCGGTAAGAGCTTCGAGTGACTTGTTGCCACGCATCTGCTTGAGTTTTGCAAAATCTACCATCGTATTCTCCGTATTGTTTGTATTGATCGTATAGTTGGACAGTGTAACGTCCAACTGTATTTAGTATACGTGTATTACCAATATAAGTCAACGGCTGTTTTTTGTTTTCTTGTAATCTATGAAACGAACGTACAGCCCACGTTCTCTTCCATATGCCTCTATTTCCCATGGATGGTCCCAATAATCAATTCTGTCTTCATCATATACTTGACCCTTCCACTTTATGCTCTTTACTCGAGCATAATCTTTCAACTCGCCTCTTGCATATTGTTTTAAATGCACCATTTCGTGGGCAAGTGCAGTAAGACAGGCTTTCTTACTAAGATTTGGATTTAACGAAATGGTAAACTTCTTTAGCGGACCCTCATCTGGATGATAGAGGCAAAACCCATAAAGATCTTGTCCTACATCTGGGTCTTTAAAATCAATAATTAACTCGATATTGTGATATATTCTTTCGCCTAGCAGCTTGCGCCCATACCAGCGAGCTGCTTCCTTACATAAACTTGGAGGTATATTTCCTGGTCTACCTTTTGTCTTTATATACATCAGCGCCTCCCGTTGGAGTCAAAGAGGCAACCTCGCCCCTCGCTTTAGAATATTTAGGTTCTCTGCTTCTTCCTGCAATTTAGATTTAAAAACTGGATCTTTCTTAATGAAAGAAGCTACGTATTCCACCTCAATTTTATTCTTTTCACACCAGTGAATGACAGCGTCAATATACTCGATGCCACGATTAGTGCAAAGATACTCGATTTCGGTGATAAACTTTTGACCGTCGAAAAGAATCATTCTTGGGCATCCATAATGCTCTTGAAGATTTGAAATGGGCTTTCTTCGACTTCCCAAATATCGCCTTTCGGACCACCATATATGCAAGTGCGAAGACTACCGCCCTCTACAGAAGGGTATTCATAAACAGAAATAATATGGTCCATATTCAGCCAGATCGGCATACCTTTATGATTATCGGCGATGTTTGTTAACTTGATGAACTTCTTTTTCATCCACAAACCCTACGCTCGCGAAGACCATATGGTGTGCGATCCCAAGTCGTATAACAATGCACTCGACCACGATAACGATATGGTCTAGCGTAAGGATATGTATTAGGATAAGCTGAAGGAAGCGGATAGGTTACTGGCGCAACTGGTCGGTATACAGTTGTCGTAGTCGCTGAACAACCAGCAAGACCTAATGTAGCTGCAGATATAATAAGAAGTTTCTTCATGATGTACTCCTGAAATGGCGATCACTATTGGACTCGAACCAATGACCCCAGAATTAGAAGTTCTGTGCTCTATCCTGCTGAGCTAAGTGACCATAGGTAAGGTGGGAGGCTTCTGTTCCCAAGCGCCTCCCGTGCTCGTTCACGCAGCTAGTGCGTAAGATGGGGCAAAGTTATCGTTTGCTCCTAGAGTTTGCTTTTGGTCTCTTCGTACCTTTACTACGTCCGTCGATCCTATTTCGCCCCCATCAAAGATACACGATGACCAGAAGAAATTGACAAACCCTTTACTCGACCAGACTTTTGCTTTTTCCAGTCATGACTGTAGCCATTGTGTTTGAATTTCATAGGCTTACCATTTTCATCATTACGATCAATAGTAAAGTGAGATGACTTTACGGATGTAACAGTATGTTCGCCACGATCTTTTTCGTGGCTACCTACCTTATGGGTCAGCTTTACTTTATCACCGACCTTTACACCCAATCTATCATCATCTTCTTTAAAAAAGTTCTTGAATGATTTCATGTCGTGTCCCTATGGTGGAGGCGGGGAGTACTGCCCTCCCGTCCGATCCGTCTATTCCTTACGCCTCAACGACCTAAGCATAGTATTTATCATAGCTTATACGATGGTAAAAGTCAACCTTCTTTTAGGCGAGTAGTCTGCGGTATCTGATACTGACGATAATGATCGCCACAACTCATGCGATATCGACCATCTAGTGCAGGATAACCAGCACTGACTTCGTTATAGCATCCTGGCTCGTCGCAGTAACCAAGACGTTTCTTAGCTCCTTCGATATCATTGTTCTTCAGAAACTCAGCGACTTCTTCTTTTTCGGTAAGATCAAATTCATTGCTGAGAGTCATACCAGCATCGAGCAGAACACCATAGGCATCAGCATCAAAGCCAAGACGATCATAGATGAGA